GGAAGAAGCGCAAGCGGAAAATCCGTGAGCAAATCGACCCTGAGGCAAAGCGTCATTTTGATGACATGACGAATGATGATATTATTGAACATACTAATGATGGAGGAAATGCAATGGCACAGAAATTCACAAGAGGCATGCAGGAACCAGTGACAGTCACCAAGGGCGCTACCAATCAGGCACTGATTGCGGACATGATGGCGAAGCAATACGGGTATTCTGCCCGGCAGAGCGTCGATTCCATGAGCAATCTTGTCAAGAGTGAGGCAAACATGCATGCCATCGAGGCAGGCAATCTCTTCGAGTTGCACGAGAAGGGCGATACCTACGTGATTGCGCCGATTGGGTATGGCCCGACCGGCGATCTGGCGCGTAGCCTGCCGTTTGAATACGTCGATGTGTTCGAGAACAATCTGGAAAAGGCGAAGGTACGGGCAAGCCTGCAGCAGAAGGCTGAACTTCGCAAGAGCGTCATTGAATTCGACTCCGGATATTTTCATCGCAATGCGATTGACGCCGTTCTTTCCAAGGGATATCGTTTCGCCAAGGACTTGAGTCAGGAAGATCGCGACGAGGGCGAGAGTGCCAAGCAGAACATCCGCGGAATGCTCGGGAATTTTGAGCGGACAACCTTGCCGCAGCGCGAGCGGGAAGGCGCATCGGACGCCAAGCGGAACATCCGCGGAATGCTGGCCCGGCACGAACGGGACAATGCATTTGCTAACGATGGTCCGTCGCAAACAAGCATGCGCAAGCCAGAGAGCGGCGGAAGCACGGACGATGATTGGGATCGCATCACTGGCAACAACCGGTACCGGTCAGGAATGCGTCAGGAGGGACAGGCCGGAATTGCCCGGCAGAACGCCATCCGGACGGGCAGAAAAAATGCAATGAGGCGAGACGATGACGATTTGGAATCGTCTTTCGGCAAGGCAAGCGAGGCAGAGGCCTTTGATGGTCAGACGCAGCAGGGAAGGGGACCAATGACCGTGCCGCCAAGTCGTTTCACCGACGAAGCCATGCTTGAGAGGAGAACGCAGCGGGCACGCGCCGAAATGAATGCAAGGGATCGGGCCGGTCGGGACAGGGACCGCACCACGCAGATACAACGTGACAATTTCAATTCGTACCGGGAATTGGGCGGCGGTCCAAACAAGGATCCCGACAAAGTTTTTAGCCGTTCATTGCTTGACATTTTCAACGGCAGGGGCCGCCGCAAGAGCCGGTAAGTTCCTCATAAAAAAGAAGTGAGCGACATGAAGAACAAGACAACCTCGATTGAGCGCCTTCGCATTGCCACAAGGGACTTGGAAATGTTTGCCAAGAAACTTAACACCTCCCAGTTTGCGGAACTGGAGGGTGGGCGCGGCGGTCCCGACAAGCCGCTCAAGCCAAGCGGCAAGCAGGGGGTGCCAAACGCCTCCATGCCGGTTGACCGCGATCCGGTCAAGGCGTCATTTGGCGACAAGAGCAAGGTACCTGCGCGGACCAAGTGGCCCGTTCCGGCGAAGAAGCGCCCTGTCAGCAAGGCCATGACTGAACTCGACTTGTACGAAGAGGCTGTCCCGTTCTATTTCGGTGGTCCCGTGGCTCCGCGGGACCATGGCATGCCCACGCGCATGCGAAAGTCCCGTCCGAATATCGACATGCTTGTCGATTTCAATCGTCGCTCATTCGGATATTCCCGCATTGACACCTTGAAGACCCTTGCCAAGTCGGCAGGGGTCAACCCACTCGAGGAAACCTTGCTGGAAAAGGGCTTTCTCAAAGACCTTACCGGATTTGGCAAGCAGTACTCGCGCTCGTCGAGTACGGTTGTAAACCCTGCTGCCGAAGCGCAAAGGAAAGCGCAAGAAAGGGCAGGAACGACAGGTTTGCCGCCCGGACCATCGGCTGACAGTGGCAGTGCAAGAGACATGGCCGATCCCGGAAAACTTGAGCAGCCGGGAGATGCGACCGGAACCGGCACAACCGGACCCACAACCGGACCCACAACCGGACCCACAACCGGGCCCACAACCGGACCCACAACCGGACCCACAACCGGGCCCACAACCGGACCCACAACCGGACCCACAACCGGGCCCACAACCGGGCCCACAACCGGGCCCACAACCGGACCCGGACCTGATGCGTCAGCACCCGGAACCGGCACAACCGGATTGACCAACAAGCATCAGCAAGCCGTTGATGCGTTACGTCGAGTTGATCCAATGTCCTCAAACGGACAGGCGGTCATCAAGCAACTTGCAGAACAGCAAGGAACACTAGGAAAAGATGGGCGCATTGGTGTAAATAAAAACGTGAATTTCCAGCAAGCATCACGCATGCTGACGTATTTGCGTCAGGCAGGCATCATCAGTCCGTATCAGTCCCCTCACAAGGTGCAATTCGACGATCAAGATCATCAGGAGGAATGGCAATCCGCGCATGGATTGGAAAACGCCCACAGTTCCAACATGATCATGACCTCGGCGGGCAATCATGTCATCAAGGTCAACGGACATGATGGGACGCCAATGTTGTTTACTTACGACTCTTCCAAGGGATGGGTTCCCGCGGCTGGAGTGACTGCCAACGGAGAGGTCCGTACTGGCGGTGGACAGAACACGCAATACTCCCAGAGTATCAGCAACATGCTGAACACGTACATCGGTGATGGCAAGAACTTCACTGAGGAGAATACATTCGTGCCAAACTTGCATAATCGCAAGTCGCGGGAAAACCTGCACGCGGGGTTGCCGGGTGGATGGCACAAGCATGACGCTCAAACGGACAATGCGTGGAGCAACAGGCACGCAGCAAACGAAGAATCCGTTCATAAGCAGTATTCTGACAAGAACATGGCATTGGCCGAAGGACCGCGTCAAGCCCCTGCAAGAGTGCCTCATTCGTTTGATAGCAGTACCGCAGGTCGCCCTGAAGCCACTGGCGCCGGGAATCCCGGCCCCTCGGCTGGTCCTAGCGCTGACGCTGGCTCTAACGCTGATGCTAACCCCGCTGATGCTAACCCCGCTGATGCTAACCCCGCTGATGCTAACCCCGCTGATGCTAACCCCGCTGTTGCTGACGATGGCTCTGGCACTAATGTTGACGACGATGACACTAATGTTGACGACGATGACAAAGAACCTACCGAATACAAAGAGCCTAAGGATTTAGAGCGTCTTTCGTCAGCACTGCATGATAAGTTCAAAAATAGGTTTGGTGGAGGAAAATTTTCCGTCGAGCAAATTCTTGACGATCATAACGAACGGGAGCAACAAGGTGAATACTCATATCTTGATGAGATAAAAGAAGAAATGGCAGCGGAAGGTCATACGATTGATACAAAACAGGCCGCTGAACTTATGGCGCATTACTCAGGAATGCCAGAATCTGATGCTGACGATGACACTAATGTTGACGACGATGACACAGAACCTACCGAATACAAAGAGCCTAAGCATACACAGAGATTTTTTCCCAAACTGCATGACGCTCTAACATCGTTTTTTGACAATCCTGCTTATGCGTCTCAGTTGGGCATGACTGCTAAGGATCATTTGGACCATCATGTGAAAAAAATTAGTGCAGATCCAAACGCAACAACAAGTATTAAGTCAGTACAATTGTTTGCAAAACAGCAAGGTCAGTCACTTACTGATGAGCAGGCCGCCGACATTCTTGAGCATTACGGCAGAAAAAAGGATAACGCAGAAAAACCTGACGATGGTGGCTCTTCTGCTGCAGGTATAGAAGAATTTAAGAAAAACTTAGTTGGTCAACTTTACGTAAAATACAATAAACCAGAAGACCTCGAAACCGCTTCGCCGGAAGCGCATAAGGAACTGAAAAATACGATAACCGGAATGTTTCAACGTTCTCCGAATAAAGCAAAACTCTTGGAAGAAATCAAAAATGGGTCATTCGTAAAGGATTTTCAACTAGCATTGCAAAAAGAAAATCCTAAACTTGGCGCATTATTTGAAATAGTAAGGGATGCTGCCACTGGTGGCAAAAATCCAGTGCCTATGTTGATACAACATTATGCAGGTAAGGTTGATCTTGCCGCGTTGGCAACAAGTGATTTGCAAGACAGAACTGAGCAATTGAAGGATTTGACTGGCGGCGGCGGTGAAACAATAAACGATGACACCGCTGACAGATACGAAAATGCCGAAGATTTAGAGAGATTTTCGCCAGATCTGCATGGTCAGTTGTTAGATGAGTGGAGTCATGTAAAACGCGCCGATTCCGTCGATGGAATTTTACGGACCCATCACGAATGGAAGAAAGACAATCCAGACGAACCATCATATCTTGATGACCTAGTTAAACGAATGAAAGAAGAAACGGGTCATGAGATAACCGTAGACCAAGCCGCTGAACTTTTGGCGCATTATACGAAACTAAATGCAGACAAAAACGCCGCTGCCGCTGACACCGCTGGCACTGATGACGGTAAAAAAAAAGATGAGTTAGCCGGTCCTGATGGTGAAGGATTAGAAACTGCTCCCACATACACAGATCCTAAGGATGTAGAGAGACTTGCGCCGGATGCGCATAAGTCTATACGAATGCTAATAGCAAAAGGAAGCGGTGTCTCTGCCGAAGATTGGTTAGAAGATCATAGAAGTAAAAGGGAGGCTGGGAGAGAGTGGACTTACATTAAACATGTAATGGATGAGATGGAATACGCAGGCCATCCGGTTACGGAAGATAATGCCGCCAAAATTCTTGAGCATTACGGTGCAGAAACGCCCGAAGCCATCTCCGAAGCCACCTCCGAAGCCACCTCCGAAGTCACCCCCGAAGTCACCTCCAAAAGATCATCTCCCGCATTCACAGAGATAACCGATGGTTCTGATGCTGATAAAACCAATGCCAAACCTGAAAAATACGAGAAACCCGAGGATGCCGTACTTTTGGCTCCAGCACTGTCTAAGTATTTAAATAAACTTGCATCAAATCGCGGTCCATTTACAGCCATATCAAGAGATCTATGGCTAAAGCTCCATGAAAAACACGGTAAATCATCTTGGCTTTCTTTTGTAATGAAAGAAATGGATAAGGCAGGCCATCCGGTTACTAAAGATCAAGGCCTTGACATTCTTGAGCATTACGAAAACTTGCCAAATGAATTCAGCGATAAGGCAAAACCCGTCACCCCCGAAGCCACCTCCGAAGCCACCTCCGAAGCCACCTCCGAAGGATTATCTCCCGCATTGGCAGAGACACAAGAAAGCACGGACAACTTGAAGGGGACATTATACCAAGGCGATCCTGCATCCATTGAAAGTGATCACCCGGAAGCACATGCGGCGCTGACTAATTTTGTTGGTACATTTACAGGTAGAAAGGGAACAAGAGGGATTTTGGATCAAATAAAAGACGGAAGCGCAAGTGACGGCATAATAAAACAAGCGGCAGGAACAAATCCTGTATTGCAAGGAATACTTGATAGCGAAGATGGTCCTGCCAAAATTAGGGAAATTCTAAAACATTACGGAACATTATCTTCTCCCGCTGCATCACCAAGAGGAGGAGGAGGAGGAGGAAGAGGAAGAGGAAGAGGAAACGGAACATTATCTTCTCCCGCTGCATCACCAACAGGAGGAGGAAGAGGAAGAGGAAGAAGGAAAAAAGACGAGATTTCTGCAGAGGACGAACCTCCATTCGTAAGCAGTGCCGATAGCGAGGGATCAGAGTACCGTGGCGCAGAACACATTTGGGAAACACATCCTGAAATTGATTCTGACCTTAGACAAAGCACAAGAGAAGTATATGATAATGCAAAAGCAGGAGGAGCATCACCAGAAAGAATTCGTTCAGTACAACAAGCCATGACTAAACCTGAAACATATACGCACATGGCGGCAAACAATCCAAATTACAAGCTCTTTATGGACGATTTAACAAAAAAGTTTAAAGAAAACGGCACTAACGTATCCCCAGAACAAATAGCAGAAATCCTTGCGCATTATCATAAGCATCATTCAGGTGTCGAACCAGAAGAGGAAGCCAAATCCGCGCCCACAAACCCGCCCACAAACCCGCCCGGACCCACAAACCCACCCACAAATCCCGTTGATGCGGCAAAAGACACCTATCGCGGATTGTCTCCTGATGCAAAACGCGAGTTGGATAAAGTGAAAGAAGCCTTTGCAAGCGGAAAAAAATGGAGTGAAATTGAAAGAACGCTATCTCCGGACGCTCTTGCAGAAATAAGACAATTCAAGGCAAAACATCAGGATGTATTTAGGAATTTGCCTACACATCACGATTCTTTGACAAAATCCTTCCGGCGCAAAACGCTACTCAGGAAGTCCAAAACTCCCGCTCATCCCATGAGCGTCGTGCAACGTTTCAGGGTCGATCCGCCACAACGTTCAACATCTGACATTCAAGCCGAAGAACTGGCGCGTCTGATGAACCGAATGTACGGATATGGTGTTAATCAATCATTGGCAAAAATTGATAATACATTCAAAAGGAAATAACTGACATGACATTTTCGCCATTTCCGTTCAGGCTTGAAGCGTTTGCCGAAAAACAGGACAAGAGTGCCATTGAGCGAAAGATCAAGGAATTGAAAGTACAACTTCAATTCTTGATTCAATCAAATTTTCCAGTCCTCGGCGCAACGCCGTTTGGAGATTGGACAACGCGCAATTACCTTGACCGGCATTTCAGCGGAGAACAAATGGGACAGGATTGGCGAAAGAACATGCAGATTCAACATATGCTGCAGGAACTGAATCAATTGGAGCAGGACCGCAAGAGTCTGACGCAAAAATCAAGCGCATGGAAGCGCATGGACGAATATACGGACAAGCAACTTGATGCCATTGACGAGAACGAAGATGAAGCCGATGAGGATATCGACCGTGAGCATAATGGCCCCGGAGTACCATCATTTGTCGGCAAGTATTCCCACGGTATCGAGGAACATCGCAACAAGTTGAAACGTCAGACACGTGAATTGCGTGAGCGCGAAAAGAAGGAAGCAAAGCGGAGTGCGGATACGGACACACCGGAATCAATTCTCCGGCGCATGGGCAAATATGCCGACATGGAAATTGACATTGTCAAGCGCAATGAAAAGGAAGAGGACAATCGCATTCGCCGTGATCATCGCAATCCGAATGTACCGAAAAAAGTTCGTAAGCGCAATCACGATTACGAAGAACACACCGATGATTTGCTTGACGAAATCAAGAAACTTCAACGACAAGAACGTCAGGATGTCAAAAGGCAACTAGGAAAATCCTACGACAGATTTGATGATTCGGAATTGATCAAGGCAAAAAAGCGCAAGAAAAAGAAATGGCCAAGTTTCGACACCCAATCCAGCCAGATAGCCCGGAAGGAAGGCGTAAGCGAGGAAGACGCTGATGCCATCCTTGCGTCCCGCGGACGCAATCACGGCACAAAAAAATCCCTCTCTGAGATGTCCTTGGTGGAAGTCTATAAAGCAACGCAAGGGAAGAGGCGTACAAAACCATTATCAAAAGTCTTCGACCCAAGCATGTTTTCAGCAGCCGCTGATTGGGTGCCCGATGCGGACGACTTGGAGAATTTGCGAGATGCGAAGCATGCATTTCATTATGCCCTCGGTCCAGTAAGTGCAGCATTACAAAGAAAAAGAGCTGCCGTTGATCAACAAAACCACTTCGCACGGATTGGAAGTCATCCGAATAGAAAGCCACTTGCGGAAACTAACGTGCCCGGACTTGGCTTGGCACAAAAAGTCGTTAACGCGGCTCAAAAATGGACCAAACCCAAATCGATAAGCGGACCTATTATGGGTGGAATTCAACAAGTTAGACAAAGAATAGGATTTTAATCATAATGTACGAATATAGAGTAAGCAGATTGCTTGAGGTCATTGATGGGGATACCATTGATGTGCAGATCGACCTCGGATTTGATGTGTCGTTTACCAGTCGTGTGCGGCTGAATGGCATTGACACACCGGAAAGTCGCACAACCGATTTGACTGAAAAGAAGTATGGACTTGAGGCAAAGGAATGGCTCAAGCATCGTCTTTCGCTCGCCAAGACCATTGTCATCCGGACGGAAAAACCTGATTCGTCCGAAAAATATGGCCGAATATTGGGGACATTGTTCATTGACGGGGAAACCGTTTCCATCAATGACCAGTTGATCAAGGGCGGATACGCATGGGCGTATGATGGTGGAACCAAGCACAAGGACTTCGCCGCACTGGATCATCAGCGCATCAGCACGAGCGGAAGTCTCAAGGTGTAATCATGTCTCAACCATTTCCATTGCAACTCAAGTACATCAAGGATGTCGATCCGCTTGTCAAGGCAAAAAAAAGCGGTGGTCATCGCATTGCCGTCATGTCGGATATTCACGGAAACATTCATGCGCTTGATGCGGCATTGCGCCATGCAATGGAAAATGGCGGGTTTGATCAATTAGTCGTACCCGGAGACATCATTGGTTATGGCGGAAATCCCAATGAAGTGATCGACCGCTTGCGGAAAATCGAGGCATCTGGCATTCCGGTCCACGCCACCATGGGCAATCATGAGGCAGCGGTGAGCGGGAAACTGAGCAGCAACGGAACAGGCGATACCGTTCAGGACACTTTCAATCCATACGCGTCAGATGCCATTGATCGCACGCGAGAGGCACTTACGGCGGCAAACCGCAAATGGATCAAGGGTCTTCCACCCATTGCCCGCGTGCAATTCCCCGGAGTATCTCATGGCAGTTTTGTGGTTGCCCATGGAACGGTTGGTGATCCGATTGAGGAATATTCACACGACCCGCATTCCAAATCCGGATCGAAACCTGCGTTTCAATTTGGCGCTCTTGATGACCGAAAAATTCGTGCGGATCATATTATCAACGGACATACGCATATTCCCAACGTCGAGGTTCTCAGCCCCACAGGCGCAGTGGCGACTGCGGATGATATCGAGGACGGAAATGAATACGGATACGCTCCCGGATTCTACACTCGCACAACGATGAAGATACAACCAGACAAACCTATTTCCAGCACGCACCGCGGCGCAAGTGTCGCCAAGGGGGAGCGGATGGTCATCAACCCCGGCAGCGTGGGTCAGCCGCGTGATAACAACCCCCTTGCTTCCTATTCCGTGATTCATTCGGATGCACAGAAAGGGCTTGATGTCACAAACCACCGGGTCGGCTATGATATTGCAGGAGCGCAGACCGCAATGCAGGCGGCTGGAATGCATCCTCGCCTAGTTGATCGGATTCGTAACGGCACGTAATTCTACCGTTGGTATACTCTGCTCGCTAGGAGCAGACCATGATCACCCTCATTGCGGCCTGCGCCCCGGATACATCGGGGCGACTGGTCATTGGCCGAAACAATTCTCTTCCGTGGCATTTGCCAGAGGATTTGGACTGGTTTCGAATGCAGACACTTGGACGAACCATCATAATGGGCCGAAAAACTTTGGAGAGCATCCCCGGCGGGCCTCTTCCGAAACGGCACACCTATGTGCTGACACGCAATCCCGAGTGGACACATCCTGATGTGGATGTCATTCGCGATCATTTGACGCTGGTTGATGCGTATGCTGAATCTGATACGTTCTTGTATGTATGTGGCGGATCAGAAGTGTATCAATTATTCTATCCATATGCTTCATCAATTCTATTGACATACATTGAACACACTGTTTCCGGTGATGCATTCTTCCCCATTGATATACAGACAATACAAAATGATTTTGAATTGATGGCGGCTGATAGGGAAAGCAAGACCGTATCCCCTGAAAAGTGGGAGGGCAAGACGGAGTTGCTCTGGGAGCATCGTTGTTATACCAAACGGCCGGTTTCGTGATGGCCCAGCCCTATCAGTTCATCAGGATACCACTAGGGCCAAGAATGCTCGAGGAAGCGTCGCGTCGGGCTGCAGCGTTGCCCATTTACCGGCAATCTCATCGGGGTTTGCAGGCCAATCAGGTCGGATGCATCGGCGAAGTGGTCGCTGAACAGGTGCTAAAGCGCCTTGAGGTTCCCGTCCTTCCCGTGTATGGCGTGACACATGATCTCGAGGTCCGCGGAAAACGCACGGAGATCAAGACCAAGGATCGTACAGTGGCTCCGAAGAGTACGTATGAATGCTCGGTGCCCCTGTACAACGCCGCCGTGCAGTGTCCTGAAATGTATATCTTCCTGAGCATTGAGCGCAACATTGTTCCGCGGGAATCGATGGATATTTTTCGCTTTCACACCGCGTGGGTTGTCGGATATGCCACCGACATGGACATGAATGAAAAGTCAATGATCAAGAAGGCAGGAACAATGGAACCAAACGGGGTTTCATTCTTTACTGATTGCCGAAATATTTCCATTTCCCAGTTGCGCCCATTCATGACGCTGGCAGCAGTGACGCAGTAATGGTCGTACAACTGCATAATCACAGTCATTACTCAATTCTTGACGGAAGATCAAGACTTGACGAATTGGTCTTGCGAGCCAAGGAACTGGGGCAGTCGGCTCTTGCGCTGACGGATCATGGTGTGATGCATGGAGCCATCGAGTTCTATCGCACCGCCAAGGCACATGACGTGAAACCGATAGTTGGCGTCGAGGCATATGTAGCCAGAGCGTCGATGATGCGGAAGGATTCAGCCCTTGATCGAATGGGTAGTAGTTATCATCTGACATTGCTCGCCATGAATGATGTTGGATACAAGAATCTGCTTAAATTGACGAGTAAGGCACATGTTGAAGGTTTTTATTATCGCCCCCGTATTGATATGGACTGCCTTGGTAATTACTCCGAAGGAATATTTGTTCTTTCTGGGTGTATGTCTGGGCAGGTTGCTACGCATGTTCTTGAAGATGATCGGGCGGCTGCCGAACGCGTAGCGCAATCATATCGCGACATGTTCGGCGACCGGTATGCCATTGAAGTGCATAATCATGGGCACGAGAAACAAGAGCGATTGAATCGCGGATTGATGGAAATTGCTGACAAGTACGACATCCGTGTCGTTGCTGCATGTGATTCTCATTATGCCCGACCAGAAGATGCCCGCTCACACGATGCCCTCCTTGCGATACAGACAGGCTCCACGCTGTCTTCTCCGACCCGGTTCAAGGTTGAGCCGTTTGGAGCGTACTACCTGCAATCCGAAGCAGAAATGCTTCGTGGTTTTTCAGGCAGGGAAGATGCAGTCCGGAATACGGAATGGGTTGCAGAGCGATGCAATCTCAATCTGGACTTCTCCAAGGTCATGCTGCCCGAATTTCCCATTCCATCCGGGCATACATCCGAGTCGTGGCTTCGCAAGCAAGTCTATGAGGGACTCGCGTGGCGATACGGAAACATTTCCGACATTCATCGCACTCGTGCCGATTATGAGTTGTCCATCATCGAGAAGACAGGGTATGCCCGGTACTTCCTGATCGTGCAGGATTACGTCACGTACGCACGTCGCGAGGGCGTCATGGCTGTTCCTCGAGGATCGGTTGCGGGAAGCCTATGCGTCTATGCGCTTGGTATCTGCGACATTGATCCGGTCAAGTACGACATCATGTTTGAGCGGTTCCTGAACGCGGAGCGCAAGGGCATGCCTGACATTGACATGGATTTTGCGGACGACCGGCGCGAAGATGTGGTCAAGTATGTGACCGAACGCTATGGGGTCTCCAAGGTTGCCCATATCGGCACGTTCCAGACACTGGGTGCCCGTGCTGCCGTCAAGGATGTCGCACGGGTCAAGGACATCGACTTCTCTGTCAGCAATGCCTTTACGGCGCTGTTTCCTGACACTCCCGGCATAACCCTTGCCGATGTCGAGAATGACGAGCGTATTCGCAAAGCCATCGTGCTGAATCAGGAATTGTTCGATGTCTTGGAATTGGCAAAGCAGATCGAGGGACTGACGCGAGGATTTGGGACGCACGCAGCAGGAATGCTGATTACGGAAACCGATCTTGACGATGTGGTGCCTGTTCAGTTGCCACCGGAAAAATCCGGGCGCAAATCCGGAACGTTTGTTACCCAATATGACAATAACAACACCACTGCGATCATAGAAAGTCTCGGTCTTTCCAAGTTTGACTTCCTTGGCCTTTCCAATTTGTCCATCATTCGTGATGCGTGTGCCCTGATCCGGCAGCGTACAGGTATCGACCTGTACGGATCAAGCGGCGAAAAATTGTATAGCGACCTGCCTCTTGAATACAAAGACCCAAAGGCACGGCGGGCATATGACCTTCTGGCTTCGGGCGAGACCGAAGCAGTCTTTCAGGTTGAAAGTCCCGGCATGCGTCGCGTCTTGCGATTGATCCAGCCTAACCGGATTACTGATCTGCCCGCTATTGTGGCCCTGTATCGACCGGGACCGATGGAAAACATTCCCGTGTTTGCTGACGCCAAGCATGGCCGTCGTCGCATTACATATCTGCATGATGATTTGCGCCCGATCCTCGAGGAAACCTACGGGGTTGTCACTTATCAGGATCAGGTGCTATTGATTGCACGCAAGATTGCGGGATTTACTTGGGGGGAGGTAGATGTATTGCGAAAAGGAATGGGCAAGAAGCAGGCAGAAGTCATAGATAAACTCAAGAAACAATTTGTAGAGCAAAGTGTGACGCGCGGATATGCACGCGCCACCGTCGAGGACATTTGGGAGCAGATTGCTCCGTTTGCCGGATACGGTTTCAATCGCGCTCATGCCTTTTGTTATGGATATATTTCATTCATTACTGCCTTTCTAAAGGCAAACTATCCGGTTGAATACATGACAACCGTGTTGACGCACGAATCCGGAAACAAGGATAAGATTTCGCACTCCATTGAGGAGTGCCGACGCATGTTCATTCCTGTGTTGTCACCATCCGTGAACATCTCATCGGCAAATTTCTCGATAGCATCCATTGATGGTCGTGATTCGATTGTCTTCGGGTTGTCTGCCATCGCTTCCATCGGGTCTCCTGCATGCCGTACAGTCATTGCAGGCCGCGAAAAAGCAAGGTTTACCGATCTGACCGACTTTCTCGTCCGAACGGACCTTTCCATCCTGAACAAGCGCAGCATTGCCAACTTGGTGTACGCTGGCGCATTGGATGACATGGGAGATCGCGCCCAACTCATTGCGGATATTGATACTTCATTGGATTCGTTGCGAGATTCCTCTCGATTGCGCCTATCGGGGCAATTGGAATTATTTGAAGACCAGATGAAAATAGGCCATCAGTCGGCGCGGACAGTTCCGCCCATGTCACGCATGGAACGGCTGGATAATGAATTCAAGGTGATTGGTGTGTATATATCAGAACATCCACTCGATGACATCCGTGAGCAATTGGATTATTACTGCACCCATACTGGAGAGACAATGGCCGATGGCGATGGCATGGAAGCCATTGTCGGTGGAATGATTGCTCGCGTCAAGAACCACACCCAGAAGAACGGCAAATCCATGGCATTCGTAACCCTGAACGATTTTACGGGGACAATGGATGTGGTGGTGTTCTCACGGGTGTATGAAGCCATTGCGCCACTCCTCAAGGAGGAAGCGCGTGTCCTGTTCAAAGGGAAGATACGAGTGGATGATAGTCGTGCATCGTTCTTGGCTGATGACATGGTTATCATCAATCCCAAGAACAGTCCGGTGCCATCGGCGGACAGTCCGAAAGTGACACTGATGTGGGATTTGTCTTCTTCCAAGGTTAGCGCCCGAATTCTGAAACTTTGGGCAACTCATTTGGAGTCGGCCCTCAGCACCTCTGACGACACCTCCGTGTTGCGCCTGAAGAGCGAAAAGGGAAGCATCGACGTGCATTATCAAATGCATGAAGATGTATTGAGGAAATTGTTTGCATGACATATGAGCCATATATATATGGGCAAGACAAACGAGCGGACGCAAATGTCCGCTCGTTACACAAGAAACGATGCGCCCGCTGTGAACTTCACGAAGTCAGGCGCATCAAGCGATGTTATGGATGTCCTTCCAAGGGAATGAAATCCATCGTCTTGTACCGGAAATCACCCTTGGCCGAGTGACGCCAATATCTGCTGGATTTGCTCAGGAGACATTCCTCCCGCTCCAGCCTGTGGTGCAGCTCCGCCCCCTTCCTGAGGAGGTCCGCCCGGACCCTGATCCTGCGGAGGCGCAGCGCCGGGAGCCGCGCCCGGCGGTCCACCGGGAGCCTCGCCCGGCGGTCCACCGGGAGCGCCGCCAGCACCTTGCATCATTTGCTGGACAGCAGCAGCCTCATCGTTGCCGGGAGGTCCGCCTTCCCCCGGAGGCCCACCTTCTCCGCCGCCTTGCTCCTGACCCGGAGGTCCACCCGCACCCGGAGGTCCACCCTGCTCCTGACCCGGAGGCCCACCTTGTCCGCCAGCGAAATTGCCAGCACCGTATTGTTTTTGTGCGTCCTTCTGAGCCTTTTCCTGCTTCTTCATGTTGACCCACTGAAGCCAGATGCCGTCGGCAATGACATCTCCGCCCTCGATGTCCTTGAGAGGAGGCAGGTTTCGTCGGGCACGAATTTCGTTCTTCGTTGACCACGATGCTTCGATTTGCAATGACTGCAAGACAGCCGCTTCGCTCTCCTCGTGCAGTCCGTCGAAAATCAGTATCAGATCGTCGTAATGTGGATGAATGAGCGTGCGGGTAAGCCAGTCTGCATTGCTCTCGAGTAATGAATACAAACCTTCCTCATTGATTGTCTTGGACACCTCTGATGTTGCCGTTCCCGACCCCATGATAAGTCCCGCTTGGTTTGACTCGGCAAGGTTGAGGCGAGATGGATGCATGCCAAAGAACGAACATTTCACCGACGCCATGAGGCGGAAGAATTGTTCAAATTGCATGTCATTTGGAGTGTTTGTCAAATCAAGGACTTGTGCCCGCATGTTTTCTGGTCCGGGCAACACAGGCATCTTGCTCTTGGGTGAAGCCGGATTGCCCTGATTGAGGATTTGACGCTCAAAGGTACTGAGACCTTCCGCTGAGTAATCACCAGATAGGACAAGCATTCTGGACGGGAAACCGGGTCGGAACAAGTCCTTGTTAAAATTAAACATGTTTAACAACAACGATGTCGCTTGCAAGGATTGTTCGAGCAAACTGGTTCCAAAACCCCAGCGATTTAATTCGCCACTCGGGTTTGACCATTCGACATCAATCTCGTCTTCCTTCCATGCTCCAACGACCTGACCATCAACTTCCTGCACATACGCCGCGTCGGTGATGTCAATCGTGACCCCGGCTTTCTGGCTGAATTCTTCGGTCAGGATCATGCGAGCAACACGCTCATTGGAAAGGCCTCGCTTGGCCATCCATGGCATGATCACATATAAAACCGGCAACACAGTGTCGCCGGGAAGCAAGTAATAATCAACAGGACGACCTTTCTTGTCGCGGCTGATGACCATCGCTCTGCGGTCGAGAATGAGTTCTTCTTGAACGGCAACAGACAGAAAATCTCTGAATGTCTTGTGATACAACTTCACCGGATGTTCAATAAGTTTTTCCATTTCACGACAGCGTTTCTGAATATCGTGATCACTGGAATCGAAATTTGGATCATCAAAGCGCTTGTGAACAACCCGCCAGCCTTTCTGCTTGCCGGGAACAGTGATTTTTCTGGACAATCCCTTGATGTCCTCAATTCGTCTTGAGACGATAGCGCGATCAATGAGGCTTTCCTTCACCACTTGGCGCAACATCATGAAAGGCGGAGTGTCAAGAGGCTTGCGCAACGTTCCGGATAACGTGCCGATATTCTGCACACTTGGTCCGTAATTGGAAAACCATTGGCCACGGCGACGCTGTTCCTCCAGCGACGCTCGTTCAACATTTGATTTACTCAGAAATTCTTCTGGCATTAACTCTTTTGAATTTGGCTTGATGGCATTGCCGTACATATCTACAAGCATTGATCTTTTCCTTTTGTATCCAGTATATCGTTATGATCAGACATCTTGATGGTTATACGACAATAATTTCATCAAAAAGACGCCTGCCGCTACGTGATGTTTCAATGGCCATTTCCAAAGCATCAAGGATGTCGTCGTATTGTGATCTTGGATACGTCATCATTTGTTCGTAAAGCGACCAAAATTCGGGATGCAAGACTGCCATTCGCAATTCGTCTGAATAATACCCTTGTGACGCATCAGGCTCTGACGTGAGTTCATCCCGTTGAATTTCAGACTCCGTGCATTTCCTGATAAATATCTTTGCCTGCTCGAACAGGGGTGCCATTCCTTCAATGCGAATTTGCTTTTTCTTTCGAGAAACATGATGTATTTCTCTAATTGGCAATAATGATTTTCTTAATACTTGCTGTATGAGAATGTGTTGAAATCCGTTTCCCTCAATACCATTCATTTGTATTTTATAGGTTTGATTTTGCTGAATCACCCTGTTTACTTGATTGGCAACATCAAGGCGTTCTGAAATCACATCAAATACGACAATATCGTTCTCTGACGTTCGTCCGATCATGACCATGGCGAAAAAATCTGATTGATCGTCCTTGCCGACACTCCAATCCACTCCAGTGTAAAGCACCATGGGCTTGCCTCGGAAGTACCATTTTTTGGAATCTTGCCGGTATCCCAAATCGCGGGCGTCATACCATTGCACCCATGAACTCCTGAACGTCCTCGTCGAATCATCTCGAGGATCGTTCATGTACTCTTTCTGGAATGCCAGCACGTTCTTTGCCTTGAGTGATGCCAGACGCTCGAGAGAGAACCGTTCCGGCCACAACGGCACTTGTCGCTTGACCCCATCTTCATCTTCGCGCGTGGTGATTGCCTGATACCTGCGGGTTACGTACAAATCCGGCCTGTTCAGCATCTGGTTCAACAGGGAGCCATAATGAAGGACCGTTCCCACAAGGATGATCTGTCCTATGGGAGGCGGCTCAATCATTGGCTCCACCGCCGAATCCCACCATTGCGCAAGTTTCTCTCGTTGTACTGCCGTATCAACAAGTTCGTCATTCTCCAGATCATCGGCAATGACGAGATCGGGTCGGCGAAAACCGAACCGAAGCCCACGGAGCGGATTGTTTGCCATACGAGCAAGAATTTTTGCGCGGTCTTCAAGTTCGTTGCTCCAGCAATTATTGTATTTGTCCCACTTCTTGAACCCTATGACGAACTCTTCATCGGTCCATTTTTCCTTTTCTCCCTTGGCGGCTCCGGCAAGGCTTTCCCATTCACGACCAAGAATAATTCCCCAGTCATTACACAGTCTCTCGTTACTCTCAAATTCTTCTTTAATGTTACGAGTATGTCCGACGGAAATTCTTGCAATATCAGAAATAATGACAGTAAAGAATTTACGCTGAGTTACAAGTGACCAAATAACATACAGGAATGTGATCAAGGTTGACTTACTATGGTTTCTCGGAGCGGCCAAAACCAGCGTGTTAAGATTATTTTTTGTTGACCATTCTTTTTCATCTTTATGAGTTGCCAAATCCATGATTTCCTTGTGAAAATCAGGAGATTTCTGAAACCAGTATTTGGGGAAATATATGCGTCCAAATTCAAATGGATCATCAATGGTTTTTTCAATGCGCCATTTGCGCAAACCATCTTCGATGGCAACCGGCGCAGGAGTTCCCGTAACTGACTTAGGGTTTATTGTGGTAACCATTATCGTACAATAATTTCAGATGATGTCTCAGCAGCGGCAAGACCAAGCCGATTTCTCAACTTCATTTGCCGTTGGCCTTCCGGGTCCATCTTGAGGTCTTCGTATAATCCTGCGCGTTCACATTCAATGTATAACTCGCGAATAGTCAAGGCCAATCTTCTCGTATGATCGTTCTCGGTTTCTCCGACTTTTTTCTCCCACACTGCCGCCAACTTTGCTTGCGGAGAATTGGATGCATACGATGCTCCAGAAAAATTGTTATTTTGAACTTGCACACTAACGCCGCCGGGGGCACCTTCCACTGGGGCCAATCCGGTGACTGATGAAAGCATTCTGTCCATCAATCCGCCTAGTTTTGCGATTGATTCCGGACTTGCATCATCCTTGAGATTTGAGATTGCCTTGACAAACCAGTTCAACCCATCAATGCCCGCTTGACGGCGCTTGATTATTTGCCAGTCTCGTAGTCGATCTTCCTCCAGCGCAAGCCGCTCTTGTATTTTTTGTGCTTGTTCTGCTCTGTACGATTCTCGCGATTCTGGCCAGCGCCCTTTTCGGCCATTGAGACGAACAAGAGAAAAACTAACATTACACTCATTAGAAATACGCTCATATGTCCATCCTCCGTATACATATAATAATTTGACCAAATACCAATCGATATCGGGTTTTCCCTTTTCGTGTCCTTTGCGGACAGCCAGTGCCAACTGCAAGGCTGCTTCCTCGGGAGACAGTGGGTCTTCTCCCGGTGTGCCGTCAGGCATCTCTGAGTAGATCAGCCCTTCGCCTTCCAAGAGAGATTCGTTATCTTCTTCGGAAGACTCTGGAGGCTTGACGTTCATCTCGCCGACAAGGGCATCCACGGCCTTCTTGTCTACATCGCTCTTGGAGCGACGCTTGCTTTGCATGCGGTCGTCAACGGGAAGCGGCGGCAAAGAAACTTCGGGGATGGAAATCTTTTTCTTTGTTGCCGACAAATCGCGCATCGACTGTTCACGGAATTGCCGTCGAACAGATTCTGCAATAGTTTCTAATGGAGTTTTGGCAATAATATCATCATTACTCATGATGAGAGTATAACAAAAAGCCAACCGCTAGACAGCGATCAGCCTTTCACTACTTTTTGAAGATAAGTGGGCTATCGGTGTTGGACCAGCCCGGAACTCCAGTTGCCCATGCTTGAGCAGCACGCACTTCTGCTGAAGTGGCAATGGCTTCGTTTTCGTTCCAATCAGGATCAATCAGTGGATGAAGGCAATCTGGAATTACTTCCGCATTGATGCGAAACATTCGATGTGCCGCTTCCCACCATTCTCTTGTATTGTCATTCTTTTCTGGAATTATTGTCCAGAATGCACTATTGCGAATTCGTTTCTCTGTATCTTTCATGTATACACATCCATCTCTTCAGCAGGGAGAAATAAGGTGTCTCTTTTGCAAATTTTGCATCTTCGATACACTTCTGTTTTTCCATTTAACGGTTTGTGATCAATGGAATCTCTTTCACAATCCACACAATAATATCGATGCTTTTTTTCCTTGTATTTGGATTTATTTGCCATCAGAGTACTGAAAGTTCCTCCTTTTCAATTTGTTGCTTCAGGAGTGATACAAAATCAATTCCTAATGCTCCTGTTAATTGTAGCAATTTTAATCCTGCAAGGGAAAGATGATCGTTTAATGCTTTTGGATTGCCCTGAATGCTTATTTGTGTTTTGTTATATGAAGCATCCATTCCAGATTGCCAAAGCAATTCTGCTATTTCCGCAAGATGCTTCTGGGCGCTGAGAATATCGCGCTGCATGCAAGCAATGCCCGTCGGCCCTCTACGCTCAGGATATTGCTTGCGACGTTGGGCTTCGTCAAATGCGCGAATACTAAGATTCGCCACTGGTGCCGTCCGTATGTTCGTATTGACTGATCCAGACGGGGTTCTTGTACACTTCGACAAAAGCAACCATTGCCATGCTCACAACATGCTCGGCTTCTTCCCTGCTAACCATTCGTGAAGGACCAAAGGCCGCAATAGGAACAACCACCGATGTTCTCTTGTCAGGCTGAATTTCTTCTCGTTCCTGCCAGATCACAAAATCGACACCGCCGCCGTTTTCGAGCGCTCGTTTGATCGCACACGCCGTGTAGCGAATCAATGTGTCTTCAATCGCAACAGTATCGGCAATTTTTGGAACGAGGATATTTGTTGTGCGACGAAACAGCCAGTAATCACCCGGATCGGCCCACAAAATGGGCCGATCTTCCATGACCGGATGAACCGGCATTCCTTCCATCATGTTCTTGAGAGAGATTACTGGCGTTTCCATGTTATTCAACCTTTTCAGGGCGACGCGAAAGAAAGGCGTTTAATGCCTTCACTGCTTCTGTCACCTGAGTATTTGGAAGACTTCCCGATATTGGCAGCACTGGTATCGAATGATATGCAGAAATAAGAACCCCAAGGTATCGTTCAGCATAAATTGTATCAGAAAAATTTGGCATGTATTCCAGAAGTTTATCGTATGACTTGTTGGAAATATGCACGTTAATTGGCTGATACCGAAAATGATACGGAACCATTTTGACGCTACGGATGAAACCTGACTTCATCGTTTCCTCAAGAATGGATTCAACGTCAAGAGATTGTCCTGCAAGGCGTCGAGCGGTTCCGAGTGGCAAGCGTACTGAAAGGTTCATGACTACTTTCCTGCGGGTTCGTTATTGACAATATTGTCAGCAAGAGAAAGAATGTTCTGCTGCGACTGAGAAAGAGCAATGCGGTGGCGCTGACGCATGTCATTCACAACATCAATCAATTCAGCGAGTACAGCAACCGGCTCGTGGCTCTGAATGGCATCCAAGGCGCGACGGGCACGCTGGCTCTGAAGCCAACGGTTCAATTTTTCCTGTTGAATGAACTTTGTATTCCGAGCGTGAGTAGCCTTGTGTCGCCAGCGCCCATATTCTTCTTCGCTCCAGTTCATCTTCTTCTGGCGTTCGAAATCATTGAGTTGCTGACGAATCTTGTGCAAGTCCTGACGAAGTTCGAAAAGTCGATCCTGACACTCGGCAATTGTCTGCGGCTCACGAAACTCTTCGGAAAATGCTTGCGGAAGTTGCTGTTGCTGGTTCACTGGACTATCCTCGAGAGCGATTTTTAGTTTGTGGTCGGCCCTGCCCAACATCCTGAACGTATTCACGACGCAATAACTCCTGTTTTTGCATCCGACAAAGCACCTCTCCCATCGCTATGGCGTCACAAACGTTTCCATTGATAAGTTCAGGTTTGTCTTGATATTTTGGTAAATCGTACCCTAGTCCTGAAAGAACTAGTTGCACCATTTCTTTTGTTGCTGACGGCCCCCCACACATGATGGTTTTCACATGATTAGTGGAAAATTCTGCATAAGGGACGCCCATGGTTCCACATATGGCCATTGTGACATATCGCACGCCAATGAGAACTTCGAGAGTGGCAATACTGGTCTTGAGGTTGCCTCGCATGAACGGATGACTTTCGAGAACAACCAAGTGAGGGCTGTGCGTGTTGATCATGTTTCGGACCCAACGATCATACGCAACAATTTTCGAGATTTGTGAAGCAGACTTGGATAACGTAAGGGACAATCCAATATCTATTTCGTTTTTCATGAAGGGAACATATTTCCCTTCAATGAATAACGCAGCGCCGCTGTCGTTCAGAGCCTCGTCTACGCAGAGTATTTTTTGCAGGTCTTTCCAATCTCGATTGGGGACGGAAGGCAAAGAAATATCTGGCGTTGATGAACGACGAGACCTGCTCATCTATTCGGATACTTTGGAGAGAATAATCCGTGAGCAGACTGATGGATGCATGGCGGATGATAGCGCAAAGTTTTTTACCTCTTCGACAGAGTAATGTTCGAGCAAATCCTTCCAGTCTTCTTCAAAAAATTTCTTTGAAAAATGACTGCCGGACTTTTCTGTAGCATACACAATTTGCGCTGCTTTTGTTGCTCGTTGAAAGAGTTTCTGCGCTTCCTCGACGCTCAAGCCAGCAACGCCATTTCGTTTGTTTATCGATGAAGAAATCGTTGATGATACAAGACAATCCATCTGTCGAATGGCGTCATCAACACTCATGGATGCTTCTTGAGGAGTATTTCGCATTGCGGCAAACATGTTCATTACATATCAGACCTATTTGACCGTAGTCCCCACATCTCAACTGACTCCCCCTCAACAGTACGAACCATGCGAGCAAGCGTGTACTGCTCCATTGAGCGCAATGTGTTCAGCAGTCCGGGTCCGGGTGAAACGTTGATTGCTTCCGCGATCTGTTCAATCGAAAGCGGACGGTTCTTTACCACATACTTGATGCGATCCTTCAGACCGACCCCTCCTTCGCGAAGGGACTCTGCAGGGAGATCACCGGGATTCATCAGTTGCATTTGGAGCAAACTTGTCTCATCGCCCTCGTAAGGGAAATTGAAACGAATTGCAATAGGAGCATTCATGTTTCCTGCGTTGATTTTCTGATGAGTCATCAACACTTCTGCAGTACTGCTTCCCTCTTGCTGAATTTTTTTCAAGTGCCATGTAGAGCGCGACTGATTTTCCCACTGAACACCACCAAATGCGGTAGAAACCTCATCCTGAGCGCTGTTGCGATCATTCTTGGTGATATGAGCAAGAATTAGCGACCCCACACCCAACTGACTGATCCCTTGGAAAAACGCAACGATCTCATCGTTATCACTCGCGCGTCCACATGCAGGTGATGCCGAGTCGATGATAATGTAGGTTATGCCTTCCTTGGCAATCAGGCGCTTGAGTTCATCAAGTTGCTTGCGAAGTGGGCGTCCGCCACAGTTGCGATACACGATATTGACGCCACACCGCTCCTGATCCTGTGGGGAAATCAGCGTGTCAAGTCGCCGTGCGTGTTGTCCAACATCCCATTCCCAGTCAAGATACGCCACGTGATGTCGCGCAAGAGATGGGCCGAGACCAAGATCAAGACCTGTCTCCATTTGTACGGCAAGTGCAAGCGCAATATAGGATTTCATACCGCCGCCAGCAGAGAACCAAAGCGTTGGTTCCTTGGACAGCAACAGGGGTTTGTGGGCATATCCCATCTGCTGTGCCCGTGGCGCGTCACGCAAAAGAACCCAAGGGCTTCCTTGCGAGAATTGACCAACGGTCAGACGTGCCATGTCTCCAACCATCTGCTTCCACGGAGGACCAAACATGCGCTTCTCCAATTCGGAGACAAGCGTCGAGATCATCCTGCTGTCCTTGAGTGCCACGTCAATCGGGCCATACAAGTACTTGGGAAGAGAAATGATGCCGTTGGTATGAACCTCAAGTTCCCCGACAACACCGTGCCGCTCGGAGTCCATGAGTTTCGAAAGCAGCATGTCGATGTTGAGGGAAGGCCACGTATATTTGTAGCCAATGCCGCTGGATGTCATCACAGGCGGATCAAGAACACCGTGGTTTTTTGCCAGTTGCTGATAGGAACAGATGGAACGAACAACCGTCTTCAGTTCACGCATGCTGAACGGAGGCTGGCACCGTTCAGCCCAAGGCGTGATGATCTGCTCGATAATGTCCTTGCCGATGTTCCGGCCCCAGAAGTACCCCACAAGACGCGCTGCGTCCTCATTGCGTCGCCCTGAAGGCGATCCTGTGCTAATGAGTTCACTGACCCACTGGGGACGCTTTGTGTTGTCCGAGGGTGCTGCTTCATCTTCCTCTCGGACGCCCTCACCTCGCACCACCCAGCCCGGACAAGTGGCAAGTTCGACTTCGTGAAAGATGACGTAGGGAAGTTCGTCAATCTTGGACGGGCTGATGACGACATACCCGCCATCCGCCTTCACGTCAACCTTGTGAAGGATTGGAAAACTCTTTACTTCAACGCCCTCTCCGGGGTGCTTGAAGAAAAGATGATGACCTCGAGGGGTCTTTTGCAAGAAGGTCTGGACATTTGCCATTTCGGGATGATGCTTCTCGAGACTTTGCAATCCCTCCTCGCCATCAACATCTACGACAATGACTCCACTGATGCGGCCGCATACAACCGCCCAATTGCAGTCAGGATATTCCTTCAGCCACCTCGATACCTGATCGCGGGCGACGCGATTGTACTGATAGGTGTTCCATTTCAGGCGGACATCAAATGCAACGCCGTCTGCCCCGGTACCTTGCGACACAACGACGGGGCGCTTGCCGTTTGGTTCGACCGGGAAGATGTTCCATCCCCGATCCAGATAAGACATCAGTGTGTCTTCTTTAGATAGCCCCACAAAAGTCATAAGAATTCTCCCTAAAGGAAAGGGCACCGACCAGCGGTGCCCTGCATTGAGGCGTAAAGCGGAGAAGGTTAGCGCGACCGGCGGACAACCGCCATGTCGTCTTCCTCGTCCTCAAACGGCACGGGAAGAGCATACGTGAGGAGAACTTGGCTGTCAAGTGCTTCAGCCTCGTCATCATCCGATTTGGTGACCCGAGAGACACGCTCCTGACCGCCAGAACGAACGGCAACGATGTCCTGCAAAATCTCCGCTGTATCCTGATCGGAATAGTGGGTGCGACGTGCCTCATGCCCGATAAGAGATTCGGCCTGCGTGCGGATGATGTTTACCGCACTGGCAATAATATTCGGCAATTCTGGCATGGATTCAGAAATCACCTTCTTCTTGCTTTTCTGTCCTGCAGACAGCGCAGAAAAGTGTTCGTTGATGTAGTTCTCAACTCGTTCTGCTTGCATCCGGATGGTCTCGAGGTCTTTCACCCCGGAACTCAAGGTCTTGATCATTTCTGACACCTTGAGCATGGAGTTGAGTTGCATTGCGCTGAGACTATTCTCATCGTCACGCATCAGGCCGAGACAATTGATGAATACCGACTCGCTGCGCTCAACGATGGCTTTGACGTAAGCCACGGTGAGTTCGTGAGACTGAGATTGACGAGTCTGCTCGACACGCTTAGCAATGCTTCGCAGCGCGAAACGCTCTTGAACCATTTCGCCAAATTCGTCCACATCATCTTCGAGTTCCATGATGCGGTTGCGCAACTCATCGCGTTCAGCCATGATCTTCCACGCATCTTCGTCTTCGTGCCACATCTTTCGCATTGTCTCGTCCGCCTTTACCCGTTCAGGCTTCGGTGCCCAATAGAACTTGGCTTCAACCGTATATTTACGGATGATGTCGTCCTTTGATGGCCATGCACGCATGACAACCTTCTGCCACCGACGCACCCATTCCAACGGAGGAATGATTTGTTCTGAATACTCACCATTGTCGCCAAGAACCTGACGGCTAATCTGCTCTGGCGCAGTCTTCTTCAGGCGATTGTAGACATCAAGCGCAATTTGAGAATAATGCGCGATAGAGGAAGATTTGAGTCGATCATAATTTTCGACAATGATTTGTGCAGCGCCCAAATGAGTAAGGCGTGCCTTCTCGTACTCTTCGTTCCACTTTTCCCATGTCGAGAACGGAATAAACGTCGCACCGTTGAGCGGGATGCTCAGCCATGAAGAAAAAGAAGGATTGGCAATGCTCTTGTTTCCGCCTTCGTCGTACCGAGTAGGGAAAAGCATTCGAACTTTACGTTCTGTTACTTCAGGCATGGGAATGGTATAGCGGACACCGTCTTTCTCGTGCCACATTTCGTCCTTGGGCAAGAGCGATCCGCGCGATGATGAACGAAGGACGGCATCAATGGCCGTCATTACTTTGTCCTTGCGCTTGCTATCGGTTGCTACGAGGCCAAGGTCTGACAACTTCAGGGCAAGGGCAAATCGCTCTGCGGTGACACGAACATTTGTCATGACCCCCGTTTCAAAAATCTTTGCCATATCAGACTGGACAATGGCCTTGGGGGTAGTGTCCAATCCAAGTTGAACACGAATTTCTTCGCCACGTTCCTGCACAAAGGAATCGGGGGTAATCGCGCTGGTCATTTTTCGGGTCTCCGTTCTTCAATAAGTTTGGCGCAGGGGAATGGTAGCGCATGACGGGCGGGTTGTCAAGGATCGAAAAAAAATATCCTACGATGCCGGATTTAACTGGAGCAAAAAAACCCAAAGCGCATTCCACGCATACGCAACAATCAAGGCAGTGGTAACGAGCATAAGCAATTCGTATTTGTCTGGACCTGCGGGGTGATTTCCAAACATTTTTATTGACCGGTAAATGTAGAATAAATCATGTAAAAAGCGAATAGCAATCCAAGAATATTGCCAAGGACCACAAGCAGTTCGGCGTCGCTCATCTGCTTCATTCTTCCCCGTCCCATGGAATATAGCCAGATTGTTTTACTAATTCATTTTCCATTTCATAGACATTCTTCAGCATTTCATAGTACTTTCCATTGATATAATCGATCATTTCACTACAACCTGCATAAAATATTTCCTTTGTTACCCCTTCGATAGGTCGTACATACTCATGAACTTGTGGAATGCGGTTCATTTCGTACCAATCCCAATCCATTCCAAAAGCATTTGGCTTTTCGTCGAGCAAGTTTATCATGTACTTACCGATCTCGGTCGCCCACGCTTTGCGTAACTTTCCGTTGAGATACACACGAATGGGGTCGCCTTCTTTCTCGATTGAGACAGAAACGCCATATCCTGACATCCAATTCATTTTGTATGTTTTTTTTGGCATCATGGCGTTTGTTCCTGTGTGTATTATTCTGCGAGATTTCGGTCTTGAACTCGCCACGGCACGGGGCGTCTCTGTTCGAGTTTGGACATTGGCAGGCTGATATAATCGATGATGTCCTGTCGTCTCAAATACATGATTTGACGGGATTGGCCGCCAACGCGCAAAGCCTGCAATCGTCCTTCAATAACTGCCTGTCGGAATGTGGTGCGGTTCACTCCGTACCTGTTCATTGCATCATACAAGGAAAGGAAGTCGTCAAGCGTCTCTCCGTCGAGCAGGGCGATACGTTTCCGTACATCTTCCGGAGACCGTACAGGATTTTTTGTTGCATGTATACTTTTCATTGCAGCCTTATAAGGAGTTAGTTATGAACAAACAGCAAAACCAAGTAGCGCAATTCATGAAAGCATTTGGACAAACTGTTCCGGGTGCATTTTCCCCGGAACAGTTTCCTGCAGAACTTCGCATTTCACTGATCAATGAAGAAGCAAGGGAGTTCTCAGAAGCAGTGAAGAATCAAGATTGGGTCGAAACAATTGATGCCATTTGCGATTTGCTGTACGTCACATATGGCGCTGCCGTTGCGCTGGGAATTGACATCGAACCCTTTTTTGATGAGGTGCATCGATCCAACATGTCCAAATTGGACGTGAATGGTCGGCCTATTCATCGGGCTGATGGCAAGGTCATCAAGTCGGATCGTTGGTCTCCACCAGCGATTGATCGGGTTCTGGAGATAGTTCCGATTGTGCCCCAGTATCGTTTTGAGAAAGCGACTGAAGCGTCTTCATAAAGAGACGGACTTGGGGGCTTGCTGTTTCCAGAGTTTCAGGCTGATGCTCCATCGCCCAGTAAATATAGCGACGGGCAATGTCCCGACGAACGCCTATTGATCCTGATTCTGCAACTTCGTTGTCTCTCAAGGTCTCTTTGCGCCTCTTGATCACTGTTGCAGCGTCCTTGATGGACAGTTTGAACATCTTTCGAATTGCCCGAATGTCCTCTGGAGTCGGCCAATCTGCCGAAAGGGATTCTCCTTCAGGTTGAGGAAGAAAACCATTTGATACCAAGTGCTGTTGAAGTTCCAAAGAAATAGTGGCCATTCTGTCTGGGTGATTGGTTGCAACCCATTCACCCAGTTTGAAGATCATCTTTTGCAAAATTTCCGTATTCATTCCGACTGGAGTAATTTCATATTTTGCAAAAGTAGATTTTGCGACTGAGCATATTGCTGCACAGTCCTTAATGCTGACCATGCTCATAAAACGCAATTGCCGCAACTCCACTCCGGTTCCCCACTTACCATCAGCAAGGCGCTTGGTGGCGTTATTTCCATGCACAGTCTTGAGTGATGGCATGGATTCTTCGGTCATTCCTGACCCTAAATGAACCAACGCGCCAACGGTCGTTCCAAGATTTCCGCCAAAGTGAAGGGCGGAAATTGATTCTATTGTTTTGAAAAATGTTTCTGATATGCGAATTGTCACGGAAACAGTGTCAAGCATTGAATACGAATACGCATCTGCCTGTTGACGAATGCCTTTTTGCATCAATCCAAGAATAACGGGATTGATAGGCATTTTTGATTCCAAGATTTTTTTAACTAAAGATTTCTTCAGAAAGACACGAACTAATTTTGATTCACTTTGTATGTCGGAAACAGGGACAATTATTGTCTGCATGTTATTTGTGGGAAGGGTGATGTTCTCGTATGAATACATCTGCGGAAATGGTGTATATTTTGTCGCCGTGCTGTTTGACAGTTTTGTTGACATTTTTCACATGTACCGATTTTTTATTGCTACTGATTCCGACAATTCGCCGCTTGTGATTGAGATGTGTTTTCCGCGTTGTCATCCAGATTGATCCCACATAAAGATTGGGATACTCAATTGGATACTCCATGACCTTGATCATTTTCTTGGACATCAAGATTTTCCTTTGAGAGGTGTGGGAGGTGCTAACGCACCCCCCTCTCGCTTGGCCCCATCTCGTCGTCTTCGATTTCCCGAAGCAACTTCTTCACTTCCCGATCTTGCTTGCGAGCAAAGCCGGGAGGAAGCATGTCGTCATCGGTGCATTGCGCAGCCGCAAGGTACGACAGCGTCTCGGTACGGGCAGTATCAACACGATACAACTCGGTAGCGCGACGCAGGAACCCAGCAACATCGGATGTGAACTCTCGCTTTTGACGGCGAGCAAGGCTCACGGCCTTTTCCACCAAGATGGAAAGGTTGGCTTGGGTGTACCAGCGCGTAGCATCTCCGATCACCTCGTCAGGAACCTCGCACTCTTCAGGACGAAGCCCCTGCTCGCGTTGCAGGATGTTCATGACAACCTGCAGCCGATCCTCTGGCATCATCGGCGGAAGCACCGGGATGATTGTCTGAAGGCGACGCTTCATGGCAGAGTCGATGTTGTCAGGACGATTGGTCGCGCCAACAAACAACAGACGCCCCTTGATATCGTCACGCTCCAGCCATGGCATCAGAATTGACAGCATCTTGCTGCCAACGCCAGACGTGTCAACGGAACCTCCGTCTCGGCTCGTCAGGGCCACGTCGATCTCATCGACAAACAGCATGCAAGGAAGATTGGCCTCAACCCAGTTGAGTACCTTCTGCAGTTGCTGCTCCGATTCGCCAACCCACTTGGATTGCGTGAGAGCGGGAGACCAATGCACACACTTGTATCCGAGTTCGTACGCAATCGCATACGCAAGGACGCTCTTGCCTGTGCCGGGAGGCCCAGCCTTCAAGATGTTGGCATTGCGACGACGCCCTTCGCGAAATTCCCCCAAGAACCACTCGAGGTATTCCACCAAATATGGCGGGAAACCATAATCCCTTAGCCCCTTGGTCGGATTGATGACCGTGAGGTATTCGGAACCACCTTGACCCGCAAAGGTCTCGGAAATGGTCTCGTTGATGATGCGCTGGACCATGTCGCGGCTAAGGTTGCCATGACGCTCACCAGTGAGGCGCATGTCCTCAATGGCGCGAATGGTAAGCCCGCCAGTTGCTCCGGCTAGCCACGAGATTTGGCGCGTATCGGGCACATTGTCTCCGAAGTCGATACTTACGCGCTCCAAATATGAAGGAGTAAGAACGCGCTCGGAAATGTACCACTCCCGTTCGTTGTACACCGGAAACCCAACATTGACAGGAATCCAGCCTGACGAGACACGCCCACGAGAGAGCGCATTGTTGACCTCTGGCTTCTCTTCGGTGATGCCGAAAAGAATGTGGCCAGTCCCTGCGGACTTCCACTTCTTGCCATGACCCCCAACGTTCTCGAAGTCCAGCCCCCACGAGCGAGCAAAAAGGACAGATTGAGTGAACATTTCACCCATGGTGTCCCATTCGCCACGAGGACAAATGGACTGAAACTCCTCGAGGATGACGCACAGGCGGACATCTGTCTGCTGAAGTGCTTCATTCAAGAGAGGAATGGCAAGCGCGGGATTCTTGGATCGTTCCAAGATATCGCTCTTTTGGCCGCCGGAAATTCCTCCTGCTGCATCAGAAGCACCGGAAAATCTTCCGCCACGGATTGCACCAACACCAGCCGCAGCATTGCCTGCCTGCGTCTTCTCAAGCAAAGCCTTGAACTTCTCGGCATCTGCAGCGCGTTTCTCGACCCCGCCAAGGAAACGGAATCCGTGAGCGCGATGATAGACCACGACAATGTCGAAATCCAATTGCGGATGCTTGTTGGGGACAGTCTTGTTGCCGAAGATGTGGTAGATGTTGGCCTGCAGCGTGTAACTGCTCGCGTCAACATCATGGATGCCGGTACCGGACAAGAGGAAGGCATGGCCCTCTCCTGTCTGGTACTTGCGGACCACAGTGCGGAGCCATTCTGGACGGGGGGTCTCTTTGCCGTCTGCCATAAGAGTAATCCTTTCGGAAAATTAAGCCAGCAGTCCGCTGGCACGGGAGACTTGGCGCTTTGCCTCGTCATCAATGTCAAGTTTGACGACTTCGGCGGAAAGGCCCATCTGGCGGATGCGTTCAATCACCCGTCCAAACTCGCCACCGGCTAACCATACACTATCATCGTGCAAGGCGTCAAGGAAGTCGATTTCAAATTCCAGCGTCTTGTACACGACGACGCCAATGGTCGCGTTACGGGTCACGTCACGTGCATGGATAACCCACGTGCCCTCGTGATCAGGCTCGACCCACGCGTTCATTTCGTATCCCTCTGCCATGAGGGAATCAAAAATCTGACGGGCAACATACGTTTGCTGGTAACGCGTCTTTGCCTCATCCATTTTGCTTGGCTCGTCATTATAGGACGAAAGCATCAGACCGCCAGAGCGACCAGCGCGAATGGAAAAGCCAAGAGGAAGAGACAGCCCAAGTCTCTCAATCATGTGTTCCCACATCTGGGCTGTCTGGGCAACTTGTTCGGAAGTTGCATCCTTGATTGCCGTTTCGACGAGAATGTCATGGCAAGGCATAAGCGTAGTTCCTTTCATCAGCCAGCGTTGTGCTGACACAGGTATATCATGCCCTGTTTCGTCTGTCAAGTGGTTTCGGAAGAATTCCTCAAAACTGTCCGGATATCCTGTCCGTCAATTTCATTGCCTATCGTCAACCAGCCGGGTCGGGGCTTTCGTGCAAACAGTTCTGCCCGAGAAACATCACCAAAAAGACGTTCGGCGCGAAGGAAAAATTCCTCTGGCTTTTCCGAATGTCGTCCCACAGGAGCATTGATCCAGCGACGCACATCGGCATGCGCTCGAGAAAGACCTGTCCCCTTGGAAAGGAGCCAGCATTGCTCAGGATTCGCGCGAGTATAATACCCGCCTCCCATGTGCAATGCTCCGGAGGGCTTTGTTTTTGTCCAATAGAACGCCACGGTTTTGAATTTCAATCCCCATGCATCAACCACGCTCATGCACTGATCGAGCATTGGGTCAATCACCCAAAGAAGCACCACGGCGTTGGTGTCGAGAAAGTCGCGGATTGGCAATGTCCGCAATTCCTCAATGGTCATGCGGTCGTATTTGGGCGACCGATCTTCGCCTTTCGGAGAACGTGCGGACCAGAGCCAAGGCGGATCTATTGCAACCAGTTGTGGTTTTGTCATCTCCGCAAAAGTGCCCACACCAAGGGGATGACGAAGAATGTCAGGCAAATCGCTGGGGGAGTTGGTGTCGGGGACACCTGATACGGAGAGACAGGCGTGGGGGTCGCCATGATCGCTGTTTGTGTGGCCGGAACCTCTGTCGTCTTGACTGACACGGGAATGGCTTGCTGCTGACGGTCAGCGCGAAGTTGATCGGCATTGGCAAGGATCGGCCCAACATACCGACGCATTTCGTACTCCGGTACCCTGCCACCAAAGCCCATGACCGTTGGCGATCCCATGTGATATGCAGCCAAGGCCAATTTGTAACTGTCGTCAAAAAGGTCAAGGTAGGATCGCATTAACTTGGCAGAATACTGGAGCGACGCAATCGGATCGCGAGGATTCACGCCCGGATGAAAGTTCGGCATGATCTGGGCTATGCCAACTGCCCCGGCCCCACTGACCGCCATTGGGTTCCAATGACTCTCGGTGGTGATCATTGCGATAAAAATGTCGCCATCGATGTTGTTATTCTGCGCTGCGGTGCGAGCCACCTGCTGATAGAAGAGTGTCCATTTGTCCATTGTTTGCCTCCCAAAAAATATGCATGTTGCTCATATTCCGTGAACAACATGCTGCATGTCTCGATTTCCGAGATGCTTGATCCCGTTGATCGATTCCTGCAAATCGCGCTGAATCAACTTCAGTTTTTCCACCGTAGCGGAAAGTCGATTCAGTTTTCGTCGTGGCTCATCGCCGGGAGAGACGCTCAAGGACCGTACCACAGCCGGATACAGTTTGGCAAGAGCATCAAGGTTGCTCGTCGCCAACTCTCCGGCCGCTTTGGCGGCTTCGCCAGTCAACTTGTACTCGCTTCTAGAACCAAGCATCAGCATGATTTGCGAGGACAGTTCGTCACTTTGTGTCTGGAACTCGCTACGAAGTTCCAATGCATCAGCATACAACATGCCGATTCTGTGATTCAATGTCACCAATTTCCAAATGAAATCATGAGATTGAATAACATCCCGAAGATCAAGCCTGCTAAATTCGTAAAGCAAGGTACTTGCTTCCGAAATTGCCGGACTAATTTCTTTCTGAAACCACTGAACTACCGGATCAGTTTCAGAATCCTGAGTCATACTAGTAATCCTTACGGTTTATATGAGAAACAAATCCGGTAAAGAATCTCTACCTGATTTATTTATTTACGTAGATTACGGTTTATATATTCCGAATCTACCGGTAAGAGTACAACGGAAGGAGAAAATACGCCTTTCTTTTTGGCGTAATCCAAAGCAAACTCCACGTTTGAGCGGAGCAAGACCGAAGCAATGCTGTCGGTCATCGCCAACTCTACCAGACGCTGACCGGCATTGTCAACAGTGGTTGGCTCTGCACATGAGTGTTCGGCATTCCAGTCTCCGAAAATGCCCAAGGAAATCCAGTCTTTTTTTCCGGGGGTTTCTTCTCCATGCAATGCTTTATGATGATTTTTTTGAAAAAAATCGCCGCAAAGATATATATGGTTGGTGTACTCATCAATCAACCCGACAGATTGAGAGCGAGGTACAATATGATGAAGATCGAGGGGTCGATCATGACTGCCAATGGCAACACAATGCGGATGAGCGCATTTGCGGTATCGACCTTGCTCACTTTCTTCGCGAGTAGATGAAACAGCAATCTTGAGAAGTTTCCGAAGCCGTTCCGGGTCACGATGGACCCGGAACTGTCGGGAAATCTGTTCTGCCTTGCTGTATTGACGGAGTGTTTCACCCATTAGCCAATTCGGATTTCAACGCACCGATCTGATTGATCCATCCTTCAACAGATGTCTCATTGGCGTTGAGACCTGCAATGATCCGCACCACCGCCTCTGCGTGATCAATGTAATTGATCTCACGAACAGCATCAAGTAACGCTTGATATTTTGGCGCATCGTCGGTTGAAATGCCAAATTCTGCAAAAGGATCGATGGAGCCAAGGCACTTGCACTGCTCACACGAACCGCAATGTTCGTCATAATCGGCACAAAATTGAATAGGATTCATATAGACGTTGTCAACTTGCTCCTTGGTTTTCAATTCACCCCCCCAATATCCCCATTCCATTGGATGTCCAAGTTTGACTTCAAAATGAAGGTGAGCAAATTGTTGGCCTCCGGATTTGCCGCATTTGCCAATTTCGTCTCCGCGTTTTACAGCAACACCGATGTCGCCTTGTCCGTAGATGAAACTGTCTGCATGCGCATAATGAACCCATTTGCCTTCATGAGGACCGGCAGACACTTCCCACCACTGATGATTGCCAAAGCCTCTGCCCGAGAATACGCTTGCACGTAGCACCATTGGGCAAACTGCAATCAACGGGGAACCTAAATCGGCATCACCTCCTCCTCCGCAGTTAAAATCGACACCGGCATGTACAGAATTGGTGTAAGTACTCCAATCTCCATACTCCCATCCCCCCATGGTTGGATTATGCTGTGTAGCGTCACGAAGCGGGAACATTGGTTTCCTCCTGTGATGACTGAGTCTTCTTGGCATCTTCCACTTGCTGTTTCAATGCTCCAATTTCATTGATCCATGCCTCGATGGATGTTTCATTGGCGTTCAATCCCGCAATAAGACGAATGACAGACTCTGCATGATTAATAAAATTTAATTCCTTGACTGCAGAAATCAAGGATTTTTCTGCATCACTCATTGTTTTCTCCTTAATGTAATGACCAAGTCTACCAGTGAAATTTCTTGCAAATACCCTTTTACTACTACCGTTTAATCTTGTTGTTTCTTAGCAGCCACTTTTGAAATTCAAATCGCTTTTTCATGCTCTCATCAGTGTTAAACACATTGTGTGCTTCTTCATGTATCTTGTTGTTTGTCCAGATTGACTTGAGAGTTTCAAGTCGCTCGATATCATCCTCAGTTAATTCATTGACAGATAGGTCTCGAGGGGGGCGGACTGGCTTCATGCAATTTTCCTTTTTGTGGTGTGTTTAAGGTCATGGACACAAGATTCTATCAAAACCCGAGCGGCCACAGAAGTAAAAAACTTGATGCTGTTTGCTTTGGAATATTCTTCAAGTACAGAATTGGCATAATCATATTTAACAGTATTGTCGCCTTTGTTGATAGTTTGCTCTGCGGTTTCAACGGCCATCTTGGCTATAAATGATAAATTATGCCATTCTGTGGCGGCTCGTTCAGAAACAAGTTTGTTCTGATATGCACGCAACAAAAAGGGCACAAAAAATGCCACAGAACAAATTGCAAATGTTAAGGAAATATTAAGAACATCTTCAATAATAAATGAGATTAATTGCTGCTGTTCGGGAGAAAGAATGCCGAGTGTTGAGCCGCCTTGCACAAGGAGTGTAAGTGCTTTAATCATGAGTATGCCTCCCTTGATACTTACAGTATCTCATTTGACTACAACAACCAAAGCGCTTGAATTTTTTACAAAAAAAAGCACGGGATGTCCCGTGCTTCGTGAGCAACGTGTCGGCAAAAACGTTTACGGTGTATTTGCTTCGGCCTGCTTAGCGTTGACTGCTTCGAGGGAAATGTAGTACTTGCCCCACTTCTGTGATGCGGGAAATTCTTCCTCGATTGCCTTTTGGTCATCGACTGCCTTGCGAAGACGCTCTGTTGCCGCAGTCAATCGCTGGTCATTGTTTCTCTTGCTTGCCAGACGAACCTCGGCTTGCGCCCGAATCTTTTCCCGTTCTGCATCGGCCCACAATTCTCCACCGTATTTGCCATCGGCCAATGTGTCCACAAACTGGTCATATTCCATCGGCTCGCCTGCGCCTTCGATTGGCATGTCAGGTTCGTTCTCGACCTTGAAATCTGCATCCACGATATTGTTGTTTGACGCCACGCTCTTCTCCTTCTAAAACCAGATGATACTACCAACTATACCAGAAAAATACAGTACTGTGGAATTTTGATAAATTCCCGTAGATGGTGCGGTGTAAGTTACATCACTCCAAAACGATGCACTTCCATTTGTTCCCTGCGCTCCAGCCGCAACAAGGCTTGATGTAACAACAGGATTTTGAACAAAAAGTTCTGATCCTACAAGAAGTTTTCCACCGCCACCACCTCCGCCAAATCCATTATAACCTCCCGGACGATAATCTCCACTATTAGTGTGAAGATTATCTCCACCTTTTCCGCCAACTGCAGAAAAAGTTGCGCTGGAATTGTAATATTTTGAGCGCAAATATATTGTGCCACCGGCACCGCCGCCGCCAGCACTTCCAGACATTTGAATGTATGATGAATGGCCATCAACGTCAGATATTTGTTGTGCATAATTTGTTCCTGCGGGATGTCCCTCTTCTCCGTTAACTGTTATCAATCCTGATCCTGCTATTGTAAGAGATGTGACAACAACGCATGCTCCACCATTTCCTCCATCAGCACCATTTACTCCTCCATATGCATTTTCTCGGGCAAGAATGACAAAGTTATTGCCCGCTCCCCCACCTCCGCCCATGGTGACTTGATTGCCAAGATTAAATTTTGCCATAGTCTGATTTGATCTTTTAATGCGAATAATGACCGTTCCATCAGCGCCATGTCCGCCATAATAATCAGAATACAGGGAATTATAACCTCCGCCTCCGCCGCCAGATCCTGTTCCTTTTGTTCCGGGATTTCCGTGATAATTAGTTGTATTCCCGCCTCCTGTGCCTCCTGTTGCACCATTGGGGTATTTCAACAAGGATTGCCCTCCGTATCCTCCGGATTTGTTTGATCTGGCCCCTCCGCCACCCCCTGCTCCGTAAATAATTGTTTGACCGGTTATTGAGGATGAAATGCCATTTCCGCCATCTCCGCCTTTGCTTGCTGTGCCAGCCGATCCGGCGCTACTTGCGCCGCCGCCGCCGCCGCCACAATCGTTATTTCCAGCAGATCCACCAGAATAAAATCCACTTCCAGCAGGTTGCCCGGTGCCGGGGGAAGAGTTTGCTGCTGTTGATGTTCCCGTAGCTCCTATCTCGCATCCATTGCCACCACCAGATGCACCACCTCCGCCTGAGTTCCATCCTGAGTTCTGTCCTCCGCCAGCACCACCTCCCAAAGAAGTTATTGTTCCAAAACTGCTAGGATTTCCGCCATATCCTGCTGGTGGAATACTCATTGGTGTGTAAAATCCAGATTTTTGACCACCAGAACCTACAATAATGCTATAGGTTCTATTTGCGGTCAAAGAATAATCAAAAAATTCTCGCACTTGTCCTCCGCCTCCGCCTCCACCCATGGATGCTCCTCCCGAACCGCCACCTCCGACAATCAAGATGTCTGCCGTAAGTGCCTGAGTTGTGGTGATGTTAGTAGTTCCGGGCTTGAATATCCATACATCATAAATGTCTGATCCTGACATATAAGAATAAGACACATAAGGCGGCCAAGGAGTAACATACCCTAATCCAGTTTCGTATCCAGTTTTTGTGTAACCAGTCAAATTACTAATGACTTGTTGTCTAATAACATTTGCTTTAAAATATGTTCCAACCGTATTTGAAGATGCTCCAACAGTGGTAAAATCACTTGTTCCTAGACTAAGAATTCTATAATAAAAACCGTGCTTTAGAACACCGCCGGTAGTATTAGATAATCTTAACAAGGTTCGTCCAATGGAAAATGGAGCGTAGGTAAGTGCAGAGGTGCTGACCGAAGCACCTCCGGCTGACTGAAAAGCATTGGCATCAGTTCCTCCATCACCGCCGGTTCCACCGTTGCCGCCTCCACCTCCGCCATTGCCTAATGCTTCAATATTATTATGTCCTGCTATTCCTCCGTCGTATGTGTCAATTCTTGTCCCCGAAACTCCATACCAATTGGCATCGGCATACCATTCACTTGAACCTTCTTGTCCCACTCCAAATGTATAGGTAAAATTAGCTTGTCCGGTACGTATATATGAAACATAACCATCAATAGCTGTTTGATATAAATGACGCCATTGAAGAGGAATGTGTCCTACATTGTTTCCTTTTCCAGATTGTGTAACTTTTCCGGGAAAATTTGCTAAAACATTACTTCCTCCATGATTAGTATTGTAGTAATACCAATTAATGGCGGAATTTTTTGCGGCTGTAAGACCCATTCCATTTCCATCAATTGTTGCGCCATTGATATTGAAAGAAGTTACTGGACAAAAATGGACAATTCCGCTTACAATTATGCGTCCATTTAAACCCAAAGTAATAATATTTCCAAATAATTTTAAAAATGTTCCACTTGTAGCAAGATTATTAGGACACACTTCAAAAATAGCTGGAGCAGTAATTGTGCCATTTACACTTGCATCACCCGGATTTGCAGTACTGACAACTTGAAAATTATTCTGATATCTTGTTTGATCTCTAGAGCTTGTGCTAACTTTCCAAAAACCATTATATCCTGATGGTGTGTATCCTGATGTTTGTACATAGGAATTATGTGGATAATTTGGCTTTAGAGGACTTGCCGCTGTTCCGGGAGTAAAAGTGGTTTCTGGAGAAATTCCGCCATTGCCATGATAAAAATACAAAGTTGATGCATTGGATGTAGTGCTTGTTCCAGAAATTGAATAAGTTCTATTTGCACCCAAAAAAGTTTGACTTGGAATTGATAATGATCCATCCCATGTGCTATTAGCAATAGAACATTGAATAACACACCAATTTCGTGCAGTAGCAAAAGACCAAGAAGTCACTTCAGTAATTACGGAAGGATTTTTTGTCAATGAGGCAGTTCTTTTTGTCCCAGCAGGAGACCATTTTGATAATTGAGATCCACCATAAACTGAATCCATTGAAATTGTTTCATTTGCATCAGTACTAATAAAGGAACAGATCAAATCGCCCGCGGCGCTTATGTCGGAAAAACCTTTTGTTATTGCATATTTTGCATTAAAATCAAATGATCCTGCCGTTTGAGATGAAAGACTTCTGAAAGGATACGATTGAGATACGCCATAAAATCCAATTGCACCGCATTCAAGACGACCTGCATCGGCGCAAACAACAGCAACCGAATTTGTTCCAGAATCCGGGGCAGTACAATACCATACTTCAAGTCTATTTTGTTCTGACCATGCTGCATATAATTTAGTTAATGATTTACTGTTATAACTAACAGAGGTAACAGTATTGTATAAATCATCCATTTGAACCATTACAAGCAAAAGTCTATCGCTATTAGAGCCTATAGTATGATTAAACGAAATCTCGGAGGCCGCATCAGCAATGGTAATTGTTCCTGTAGTTGATGGAGGTGTGGTATTTTCAGCAAGAACCAGAGGCACATCTGGAACATATTGTAATCCAGAAATTTGATCGTATCCAGTAGTAGTTCCAGTAACAGAACTTGTCCCAGTTGTGGTCGTAGATCCTGTAAAACGTGTAACTCCTACATAGCGTTGAATGGTGCCTCCACCACCCTGTCCCCCCCATCCTGACGGTCCATTTCCACCCGCTCCTCCGCTGCCTCCTCGTGCTTCAATTGCACCTGAACCCGTTTCCACTTCACAAAAAATAATGACAGTTCCAGCTCCGCCACCTCCGCCACCTCCGGGATCATTACCTCCTGTTGAAGTGCCATTTGTTCCATTTGCCGTGATAAGACCATTATTTATAATATTTCTTGAAATGATTCTTAGCGATTTTCCGCCCAATCCCTTGGTTGTACTTGAATCTCCGGCATTTCCGCCTCGATGTCCATCATAAAGAACGCTAATATTATCATAATAATTTGTTAACGAAAGAAAAGATGGTCGAAGATTGTTGGAATTCTGATAACCTCCCCCACCTCCCGGTTGAGTACCATAATTGTTGGCCGAATTGATGCCACCCGTACCGTTGGAATATCCAGAGCCGCCACCGCCACCTGCAGGACCGCGACCATAATCGCCGCCGTATCGATCCTGATTTCTATAGCCATTCTGTGACGAAATAAATTCTTCTTGATGATTAAAAATGCTATTGTCCGGATTGTTGAAAGCGCCATTTCGACCGTACAATGCTCCCGGCCATTGTTGCGCATTTCCTGATTGAAAATATGAATTATTATAACTATCATATGCGGCAGAGTTTCTGATAAACTCAATTCCGCTTCCACTATTTACAAATGGCAAATAAATATCGTCTTGATAATCGCCACGAATTATTCCGGCCGCAGTTGCTCCAGATGCTGGACTAACAGTAAGAGTGCCGCTAATTTTTACAAGTGGCATAACTCCATATGTTGTAAGGCCCGATGTTGTTACTCCACCAGCAGGAACAGTTGAAAATTGCGTTTGAGACAATACCCAGCTAAGACTACTTCCGGAAGCAATGGTTGTGCCAAGTTTGACTGGTCCGCCAACTATTTCATTGCCAACACCTATTGTGCCAGTAACTGTTCCAGAACTAACAGTTAATGTTGTAGATGAAGGAAAAATGGTTGCAGTAAATGTTGCGGTTAGCGGTCGAGCAATAACAAGAACGCCGCCTGCTGATACCGTAACATTGGTGAAATTTTTATTTGTAGTAATAATATATGGAGAATTTGCAGCATTGACAGTTAATGCGCCATCTGCTCCTGTGCCAAAATCTATTTCAACATTATTGTATTTTAAAGAAGCCATTTTTGAAAACTAACTCCCAAATTCCATTGCAACCGCTTGAACATTGGCAGACGCTGTTGACGTGTCATTTGCTGATGTAGTGGCACGCTGTAGTCCAAAGTATAACAAAGATCCAGCAGCAGGCAGAGAGGTGGACCATGTTAACGTGCTAACAATAAGTACGCCAGAAGTTGCTCCAGTAGAGACTCCTACCTCGGCAGATGAAACTTGAGTAGGAATGCTATTGACAGCCCCATTTCCCACTACAGACGCAGCATACGCTTCCCATCTTACTTGTGAATTTGTGCCACTTGAAATATACCAATACACTTTAATTAAAATATTTCCTCCACTGTAATTGAAAGGAACACTTAATGTTGCGTAAGCAATTTTATTTGATCCATCAGAGTATTGTAATTCATATTTATCCATTCCAGAAGTGACATAAGATAATGATGCTCCCGACGTAGATCCGGGCACAAACGCAGAAGCAGGAATTACACATCGCGGAGCAAGTCCTCCAGCAATTGTTCCCGTTACAGAAGTGTTGTTATTTAAAGTAATACCCCCGGGCGCTCCAACCCACAAGCTTTTTCCGGCAGTGCTTGTGTACAATCGTATTTGATTTGCTCCCGTATTATCATCAATAGTGTATCCAATGGTGCCAACTGACAGCGACGTAAACGCTCCTGTAGCCGGAGTTACTGCTCCCACGCTTCCATTGAGAGGTCCGGAAAACGCCGCGGCAGTTACTGTTCCTCCTACGCCAAGTCCTCCTGTAATAACAACCGCACCTGTTGCAGTACTTGAGGATGCCGTATTCTTCGTAAAAGTTACTAAATCATCTGCGGCCAGCGTTGTAAATTTCCCCGCCGCAGCAGTCGTTGCTCCCACGGTGCCGTTATGCGCTCCGGTCAAAGGCCCGGAAAACGCCGTGGCAGTCACGGTGCCGCCTACACCAAGCCCTCCCGCAATAACAACAGCACCTGTTATTGTGCTACTGGATGCAGTTGATGATGCAAATGTTGATATTCCTGAAGATACATAAAGTGCAGTATTTGTAGTTCCTCCAGATGGAGCATCAATATACACGCCATACGCATTTGCCGCAGAAGTGGTGCTTGAGTTTACTTTAATTCCGTATGAGTTAGTAAGTGTCAAATTTCCAATTGTACCTGATTTTGTTGGAACACCACTTATTTCAAGACTGGAAGCATTAGACAAAGTTGTTCCTGAAGAGGTTGCAGAAATTGTTATAATATCAATTTTTTCAGAAGAAATTGTTTGTGCCCACGATCCAGTTGTTGATAACGTAACATTTGTTGCGCCAAGATAAAGGTTTTCAACATATGAATTAATTACAGAATGAGTGGAATTTCCTGAAGATGAATTAAAAGTATTTAGCGCTGACCAAGAATTTGGCAGTCCTGTATTGGTTCCAGCAAGAATCCACGAGACTGAAGTTACAGTAATTCCTGATCCGGAATTTGGTGAAGCATTTGCACTTAAAATTAATGTTCCAGTCCCAACTCCAAGACTGGTGCCTAATCCGCTAATGGTTGTTCCTGCAGGAATGTTTGTGCCAGTAATGTATTGTCCAACTTGAAATGTTCCATTTGGAACAGATGTCAGGGTAATGGTTGACGATCCGTTTGTAATGGTGGCCTGAGCCGTGACGGTGGTGGCAACTCGCACAAATCCGCCAGTGTCCAATACAAAATCACCGGCAGAATACGTTCCTCCGGTCGGAATGCTGTTGGCGACTGATCCGAGATATCGACCAGACAGCACGTTCGTGCCCCATGCAGTCGATCCGCCAGTAGCGGAAAATCCGGTGCCAGTAATTAATCCGGAAACTGTCAATGGTTTGGCCATTGTAATCAAAGACGATCCGAAGAAAGCCGCATTTCCTCCGGCAGATGAAACGCCCAATCCGTTGCTGCCGTCATAATACAATCCATAACCAGTTGCGGATTGGAATGCATAGGAAGGAGCAGACGCGCTTCCGGAAACTTCCTGCAACGTGTTGTTGGCCAGAATTGTTCCGGATGTTCCGGCCGATAAGGAAAGATTGGCAATTGTGGTGCCGTCCGTGTTGCTTGCAGTAATGGATCCTGATCCAGATCCACCGCTATTGGATCCGCCGCTGATGACAAGTTTTACATTGCTGCCGTTACCTGCAGTTACACTTTGGGAAAACGTACTGTCTCCAGTATTGACAGAAGAAATTTTATCTCGAATATCAAAATAACTGTTACTACTTGCAATTCCGGAATAATAAAATCCAAGAGGAATGCCATACACGCGCCCATCGACGGTGTTAAGAAGAACTGCATCGTTTGCGTCACCGTTGCCAGCAATCCACAAGCGAGTATCATTTTCCACATTAAAATCGGTTCCACTTGCCAAAGTGCTGCGATCAGCCCTAACAAATGTTTTTGAGGGAGTAAACCATCCGTAAATTGTTCCGCTATTAGTTGTTTGATTTGAACTGACTTGATAGGTGCCAACGCCTCCCGTTCCAGTATATCCACCGCCACCAATAGTGACTGTCGTTCCAACGGTCACTCCATTGCCGCTGATTGTCATTCCATTTGTAATATATCCAGATGTAACTCCAGTAACAGTAAGTGTAACTCCGTTGATATATCCGGTAAATACGTTGCTAACTCGACCGCCTTGTGCGTAGACAAGAGTATTTGACGTATACGGACTGGCGGAAAGTTCAAATCCTTTTCCAGTGCCATGAGTGGTAATGTTGACGCCGGGGCTTTGACGAAGTCTCCATCGGACTTGAATGCGTCGAGTTGTTTCAGCGCCAAATGTCGTGTCTTTTAATTCATTGATAAGTGGAGAAGCATTTGTTCCTCCCGGAATAATATCTTTGCCGTATTTATATACTGAAGATAATTTTAATTCATTTGTTGCAGATGTTCCGTCATAAGATTCGGCAGTTCCTGTTGGAACAACTTCCTGAAACCATAATTCAAGCCATGAAAAAACGGCAGATGTAGAACTGGTGTTGGTAAATCCCGCAAAAGGTATAACAATTGATTGATTGGCTCCTGTGTTTGCGGGATCGGCAACGCGAGCAACTGTTCCAAAAAAATTGACACGCGAGTCTGTAAGCGTTACATCTGTTCCTGAAAGTGTCATGGTTGACGTATTTACAAATCCGGAAGTAAATAATGTTCTTGAAAGTTGCGAAACAGACTCTTGAAGAATTCGTTGCATTGTATTCAAGTCAAAATCTAGAATTGATTTTGATTGTTGAAAAACAACGGAGTCCCATGATTTTCCTTGAACATCAATATACGAAACACGACTGGTCCGTAAGGACGATGCCCCAAGATATGGATTGATAGGTTTCATCGTCTTACTCCCATGTCACTTGATTAAGTATTGCAGGATCATACCAAGGCAGCCAAGTAAAATCAGTTGGCGCGATTGGTGTGATTGTGGAACTTGATGTTGCCAACAACGAAGCACCACCTGTTGATTTTATCATAAATGGAATTCCTGCTGGCTTCCATTTATTGACAAGCGTAATCAGGGATGAGTAAACTGGCTGAGGAAGAACATATTCTGTATCATAAAGTTCAACATACACAACAAACGAACCCGCACCTGTAGTAGGGCCAGTTCTGTACGATTCGTCATAAGTAGTCAATCCAATTGACCCAGTTGCCGTTGTTGCTACATTTGATGCTGCTGTGTAGCCGTTTCCGGCACTAGTGATTGTTACAGTGCCTCCGGCAACGCCATTGACCACATTCACGCTTCCTGTGGCAAGTGAGGAGCCTCCTGCAATTGTAAAAGTCAACGTGCCCGATGCGCCGCCCTTGTATCCCATTCCCCCCGTAGCAACTGTTGCCGTAGCAATTCCGTTTGATCCGTTTATTGTCGTATTGACAGTAAATCCTGATCCTTCTACTCTTGGAAGAATACTTCCTGAAATCGCGGTATTTACTCCGCCAATACTTGCAGAACCTGCCAGAATAATTGGCCGTCCGCCGTCAACAACATTTGTCGAGCGTCCTGTTGCGGAAGTAATAAAATATTCCAAAGCAACATTATTTGATTTTTGTTGAGTAATTTGCGCTTGAATTCTGTTTCTATACGTTTCATCAGAGTAAAGTTCGTTTCCTTGACGAGTAATTGCAAGCTGCCTTCCCCAATAATCAATCCATTTTTCTTGAGCCAAACGTAAATCAGTTTGCGCAAGAGCGGCTTTCATGTTTTTTTCGTTATCTATAAGTCCTAACGAAATTGCCATTAATAATGAATAATTATTGCTAGTGAATCTATCAATAATTGTTGTGGAATTTTGAGTAATATCGTATATTCCTTCAATCAACGTTGTTGCAGAAAATTCACCTTCGTAATACATTGCTTCTGAAGAGAGAGACGCATGTATTCCATATGGTTGATATTTATTGTTAAAATGATCTATTAAATTATTAATAGAATAATTTGATAATATTAATAATTCAGATAAAATGTATGACTCAGATGATGAAACAGACAGTGTTCCATCTGCAATTAATAAAGTAACAAAAGACGATGTTGAATTCCAACCAATGGTAGAAAGTGTGAACGAAATAATTGATTTAGACAAAGGATCAGTAGAAAATGATCGAGGCATTTCAGCAAAAAGTCGCTGAATGGTTGTTGGTGTTGATGGAAGAAAACTTGGTTTAGCCATAATTCTATTTAATATACACTTGATCTAACACTAATATTGTTCCAATAGTAGGAACAATAATTTCTTGATCAATATTAGAACTGTTTGGAACAAAAAGTTTTACTGACGCCACTCCCGGAGTACGCATAATCATTTGAGTAAGTGCTGATTTTTGAAAATAATTTACAAGTGGAGAAGTAAATGTGTACGAACTAAGTATTGAAGTAGTGTCAGTATACGTTAAAGTGGTCAAAGAAGAAGCATCAACAGTTCCGGCCAACCCCCACTGCACTCCGTCCCATCTCAATATATCGTAATAATTAATAGTTGGACCTGTTGAATCTTTTGTCCAAGTCAAAATGTTGGAAATTTGTGCATTTGAATTACTGATTGTTGCAGTTGCCGATGGAAGAGAGTAATTTCCATTTGAGTCAATTGCTACAATTTTATACACATACGTATCAGTTCCTGTGGCTCCAGACGCCACTACGCTGGTAATGATTGGAACTTGAAATCCGTCACTGATATCAAGATCTGCAAAATATTGTTCAATATTTGTTTGAATAGTATCTTTAATAAGTAATAAAGAATATCCGGAATTAGTTACAACATTGACCGTAATAGATTGATATTGAGGAGTTGCTCCGTACACCGTGACAGGAATTCCGGCAGGTTTGTATCCCGCTACTTTTGTACCATTATCATCTGTGTACCCATTAATTACTTTTTGTGTGTGTGCAATAAGATCACTCGTTGTTCCTGAATTTGTACTATCATAAATATATACATTAACTACTTGATTTGACGGTTCTGTCACCAAGGATTTTGTTACTTGTTGCTCAACAAATCCGTTGCTATCATATATTCTTGAAGAAAGCGCTCCAACACCGATGGATTCTTTTGTTCCTCGGGCAAGGTCTTTGAGTGTTTTGGAAAAGCGCGTCCTCCATTGTTCTTCTGTTTCAATGTCCGTTCCAGTTATAAACGCAGCAGAATTCGTGCCTGAAGCAATTCCATAAACTGGAGTAACAAATTCGGTAATTGTGTTAGCGCCTGTATTTCCAGATAAACCATAATTTACTGATTGAACAACAGAAGTCAGCGTAGCGTCAGAAGAATTCATGGTTACGGAATTGGGGTATACATATAATTTTGAAGAGCCGGGAACATAAACTTGAGTCCCAGCCGGAATGGAAATTGGACCTTGATACGAAAACGCTCCGGCATATAAAGGCCACGTTTTTACATTAGAAGTAATCATTGAAGATTGAATATATGAATCAGAAAAAGTTAATATTGAACCAGATGTAGTGCCAATAAAAACCGGAGTGGGATAAATAGACAAAGTTGTAATGTCGCTATTGTTATCACTATAATAATTATCAGTAATATCCACAGTTACGGGAGACGAAAAACTAGGCGTAACATCACGATAAATTCGATACCCAACTGCACCAGATGTGGCCGCCCAAGATAACAATGCAGTTCTGTATGAGGAAGTAGGAACAAAAGAAACTGAGGCACTTGGAGTGCCCTCTCCGCTGCTGGTCAAAGAACAAACACTGTAATAATACGTAAGTGATCCAGTAATATTGGTAATTTGTGATCCTGCGCTTCCAGATATCTGATTGACACTAACTGTATAATTACCTGTAGATCCAGTTCCCGATCCAAATGCTACAATGGTTGTTCCTGATTGAATTGAAGCACTGGTTAATACTTGACCTATTGCCAATGATCCGCTGCTGACAGCCGAAACGGTCAAAGTGGTTCCGGCAATATATCCGGTAAATGTACAGCCATAATTCAAGGTTCCTCCCGCGCTGCGGGATATTGTCAATGGATTAGGGGCCGTAGTGCCAAAATCATATGGAGCGCGATAGATGTTATATCCGGTTGGTTTTGATGCTATGTCGGCTGCACTGCTTCCTAACCATGTAATTTTGGCCACTGGCCCAGTCGGAATTGATTTGGTATACGCTCCCAAACTTTGAAGGTCTTGTCCATTGGTGAGATTTTTAGCACTTACTCCCCACGACAATGCCAGTCCCGGCCATTTTTTTGACGTTGCAGTAAGATTGCTGTCTGTATATGTAACTGATGATTGACCGGAAATTGAATAATAAACTGAAGTTAGCATGTAGGCGCTTGTTGATCGATAAATTCTGTATCCGGTAGCGTTTGTTACGGCCGACCAAGTCAATACAACATTTTGAGATGACGAAAATGTTACAGAAATAGGTGAAGTTGCAACACTTTCAACGGAACCATACATTGCAGAAATACTGTAATAATATGTTCCGGCAGTCAGGCTCCCACTTGCTACAGTTGAGGGTACAGCAAAATTTGTCGGAATTGCCAGTGTTCCATACAATGTAAATGTAATCAAATTTCCTACCGCCCCGACAGTTTGACTAGTATTGACGGTGTACGTTCCAATACCTCCGGTCCCCCCTGCAAACCCAGTGATTACTGTTCCGGCGGTAACCCCTGTTCCGTTAATTCCTTGACCTAGCAATAACGATCCAGACGACACGGATACCACGGTTAATGTTGTGCCAGAAATATAGCCGTTTACTAATGCATTTACAGAAGAAAAAGTCACCGATACGTTAGAGGGCGCAGGCAACTTGGCTCGATAGGCAGTAAATAATCCGTAAGCCTTGGACGATTGCAGCAGCGGTTGATTAAACGCTTCCTTCACGGAGGCGCGTATTGCATCGGTAATTCCTTGAGCATACGATAAATTTTGTCGATATAACTCTTGAGCAATGCCCTCAAGCAATGATCTAGTGATGCTTCCTTCACTAAAATCATTGACATATTCCGTATGACCGGCAAGATATCCTGCCAGCGACGAAAGAATATTTTCTTGTTTTTTCAATTGAAATGCTACTGTTTCAACCATGATTCAATCCTACCAAATTTATATGAACAAATACTCTTGCTGCTAGATCGGCAAAGCAATTGGCAAAAATGTCAGCACAGAATACGATGAACCGTCACTGGAAATTTTTACAGACAAATTATCGATCACCACTTTTTGCTCTTGACCATCATATCGAACCCGAATGTTATCAATAGAATACACTCGAGGGTCTTGCTGTATGGATTGAATTAATTCGCTTTTTAAACCAAGAAGAAAATTTACACTATATTTACTGCCAATCATGGCAAGAGCGCTATTTCCATATTGAGGCTGTGTTTTTAAATCTTCCACTTTTGTAAGAAGACGAGATAGTAGCGCTTGTTTTAAATTATTTAATCCCGTTATTGACGATATATCGCCCGATCCAGCAACATCAAAAACCAATTGGCCAGTATCATCAATTTCCATGTCTGTTCCAAGTGAACTGACAAATTGTGATGGATTTTTAGTGTTAATAATAAAATTTACTTGCTGAGAGGCAAGAGTTGGCAATAATAATGTTGATCCTGTCTGAACAATGCGAGTGTTAAATTGTTCAGGATTTTCGTGAATGGAAAAAATTGTTCCAGATGGATAATAATTGCTTATTCCAATATAAGCAGTATTGCTGGACGGAACTGATGCGCCTTGAGCAGAAATGCCATTGACTGGTTCAACATAATATCCTGCATTAGACGCATTTTGCTCTGCTGTAATTGTTGCTTGATACGCAAGTGATGTGGGAGATGTTCCTATGTATAATTTCAGGCTTGTTGTATAGTCGGGCCATGTGTCGGGAGCGGTAAACACCAGCAATCTTTTTTCTCCCGCCGATGCTGATGCGCTGGAAATAATGTATGGTAATGCCGCTCCACTGGTAGTGTCAATATTGAGCGGAGAGCCAATGGTTTCTCCCGATTCGGTTGTGTAGGTGTACCGCACATAATACGTTCGACTGGTCATTGACGTTGTCAGCGGAATGTTTGCAGTCAATGTTTGATTGGCAACAGTTACTGGTGAGCTAGTGTAAGAAAGTGTATATGTACCAATAGAACCCGTGCCAGTAACAGATGAAACAATAGTTGTTCCTGCAGGAACTCCGGTTCCAGACAGTGACATACCGATGGAAATGTAGCCAGAAACAACAGAAGTCACGGTCAATGTAGTGCCGCTGACTGATCCGATAAATGAACAAAACTGTGTTGTAGAAACAAGACCGGAGGTTTCTGCGCTGACGCTGGGAGGGTTGACAAGTGAGGCGTCAAATATCAGAGTTCCTTCGGGTATTGTGCCGGAAGCAAAAGAATAATATTTTTTAATACGCAAAATATTTTCAATATTTCCACCATATTGAGTAGTTTTAGAAATATAAAATACAGAACGATCAGACAATACAAGCGAAGACAAATCACCATTTGTCACATAAGGCAAGAAATTCATAGATATTGATCCCGCAGCAAGGCTTGACGAGAGTATGCTCGAGCCTTTGGCTGGACCTAATATGTCCAAGGTGCTATTGGCAATGTATGGATATCGTAAGCGATTTAACGAAATAATTTCTGATGACCGTCTGCTGTCGCCCAGATATTTTTGCGCAATACTTTCAATAGTATCTCCGTATTTTACAATGTAATTCTTATACGTTGCCATAATTTATCCTATCAAAACTTAAAATTAATATTTATAATTAATTGCTGAAATTTGTGATCAACAATAAATGGTTTAGTATAAGAATTTGTAATGTAAATATTTTCAAACAAACTCCAAGAAGATATTTCAGAAAGAAGATCATATCCGGTAGGAGTTAATTCCAAAATAACGCCACCATCAACAGTACTTGATTTTGTCGCTTCTGTTTGATGCTTAATCATCCATTCAGAAATCATATTGCATGATGCTTTTAATTGAACTAAATATATTTCATGAATAACAGACGTTTGTGTTGGCAATTCGTAATGAAGCGCGGATAAAAGTTTAGACATATTAGAAAATAATCGTGCAGCAAGCACGCGAGTTGTAGCCGGAAACAACGGAGAATATGTCCAGCATCGCTCCAGAAATTCGCCAAAAAAACGCAATGATGGATACATTTCCAATGTTTCCATAACTTCTAATGGCATTCGACTGCTATATTCCGCGGGAGAAATAGGCAGTCTTTTTGACGTAGACAAATTTGATGTTTTATTATTGTAATTAATATCGTAAAATTTTATTGTTGCAGTCATTGTTTAATCAACTTTAATGCTTATATTTCTCAGGAATTCGCACTTTTTCGCCCGCCGGTAATGATGCATGCAAGTTGTATCCAGAATATTCTGGATTGCCAGCAAGAAATTCTCCAAGGGCTGTGCTGAAATCATAAGTAATTTCCTCTTTCAATGCTTTGGATTGATTGTTTTCTGATTGTATATTCCAAAATTCAGTTAGAATATCTGCAATACTCATGGGCGGCGCTTTGTAATAATCCGATGTAGCAGCCAACCGGTTGCCGCCGCCTTCCGGAGCAGTGCGTTGAGCCGAAACGCCAAACTCCAAAAACGACCATGGCTGTGTCCGCACTCCGGCGTCATCGTAGACTGCGCCAATGTTTGAGTTTCCTGTTTCGGTTATTGTCTTGTAAAAAACTTGTTGAGATAATTTGTTGTAAACATTTGAAAGAGATAAGTTTGGTCTTATTTCATCAGAACTTGATGATCCAAGTGATTTTGTGTCACTCATTCCTCGTGCTTGGGTCACTGAATAATATCCAGCATGTGAGCCGATGAGCAAATCACCTTTTACAACCGGTAAATTAGTTAAATACGGAAGTGTCGTTGAATTGGTGCTGTAAATTGTAGGATTTGAGGTGGTAGACGACGCGTCATTGGTAACAAAGTTGCCTACAGAAGAAACGGTCAATGATGTATCTGTTCCCGTATATAAAGGACTATTTATATTTACTCGATAAAATGGAAGTATGGACATAGAGAGTGCAGATGGCTCAGAAAGAGTAACGGTTAAATAATCAGTGCCAGATGCGGGGGATTTACAATACCATATTTCTGTATTAATATGAGAACCACGGGCGACCAAACGTTGAAAACCGGCCGCTGCATATTTTAATGAAACATCGCTGACTTTTACTGTTGTCCAATAAGTGGCAATATACTTTGGAACAGGAGTAATAATTGCAACAAGTATTCTATCTTGCTCATCTGGAATAACAATGTCTTTTTTGTGGGATGAAATAGATTGTCCGCTTCCATATGAATATATATATTCAGTAGCAATGCGTGCAGACCCTTCGCCGATGACATACGTTGTGCCGTTGATCATCGTTGTGGCGCTGGCGGGAGGTGATGGTATTTTGTAGGTAAAATACTGCGGAGCGCTTACAAGACGCGCCACCTGCGACGCTGTCGCTTCTGCCCCTGCCTTGGTTGATACGGCTGGTGCGGCTGCTGGCGCAACGGGCGTGAACACAGTTTCCTCTGGCGGAACGCTTTCCACAACTTCGGCTTCGCCTTCTGGGCTAACCACAACAATTTCCGGCTCAACGGTTACGGGAGAATCGTGAACCTTACTGCTTGCAGCAGGCACGCGACTTACATCTTGAAGATTTGCGGTAAGGCAAACAAGATTTAAAGTATAACGAAATAACAAAGGCATCGACACACTGCGTTGAACAACAAAATTTCTTACAGTAACATTCCATTCGCCGAAAGCAGGATCATCGGCAAAGGAAACTTGAAGTTTCAAAATGGTTTTGGAAGAAAATCCTCTTCGGCAAAAATCATTGTATTTACGCACAATATCGCGAAGCAGTGCGGCCTGCAAAGCCGCAGTGCCCAGTCGATTGAATTGCCCCATTCGAAATCCTGTATTGCCCGTCATATTGATGCTGGTGATACCCTCGCCGAGATGATCAATATATGAGCCGCCTCCAATGCTCTGGTACACAGCCACACGAGAAGGAGTCTCGACCTCAAACTGATCTGGCGTCACATAGAAGGAATACACCCATCGGTTGAGGGCGTTTTGCGGGTCAATCAGCGTGAGCGTCACAATATTTGTTGACGGAGTGTCTGTTACTACAGGAAGCGTGTACTCTTCTGGCATTGTCAGTCCTTACGGTAGAGTATGACAAATAAACTGAAAAAACCGGTCTATCACTATGTTGATGAAGGGAAAATAATTGCATTCAATTACGATTCTACGTAAATGTTCACTAACTGAATAGCATGATTTTCGCCGTTATAGATGTAACCTACTGTAATTGTGCTTCCGGCAGACCATCCTTGATATCCGCCGTGACTGCTCCATGTCCATGTAAAGTTTCTTCGATAATCATTCAAAGTTCCGTTAAAATTATATGTGTCTCCCCAATCTGTTCGATTGCTGCCTGTGTAATGTAATGTTCCCTGTTTCCAATTTTGTGAATAATGAGTAATATTTACCGTAGCAGGACTTCCTCCATTGTAGGGAAAATGCGCCCAACTAAAAGCATTGGTACTTAAACCCGTAATTGCCAACGAATCATTGGTTCCAGAAAAACGGTTGACAATCAATCGTATGCCCGCCCATGTAGTGGCTGAAGCAAGATACATAATCATGCTGTCAGATAAAGTGGCAACTGAATCAACGGCAATATCAGAACTGGTGAGGTAAAACGAATTTTGTCCTGATATATTCCACCAATCGGTTCCTTGCCTTCCTTTTCCGACAAGAACGTGACCCTTACCTGCCGGAGCATAATCAAAAACCGTGTACAACCTGCGCAACGTGGTGCCATAGATGTACCAATAATCACCATTGACCGCACCCAAGGCAGTGCGAATTGCCGAAGCATTTGCCGCTGGATTTTGAAACGTTCCTAAAGCATACGTGGGATAATAATCAAGATACGTGTAGCCGGACGTTCCCGAGGGAGTTGAAAACAAGAATGATGTTGCGTTGCTATTAGTGCGGGGAACGCGAATGACAACCACCCCATCACCTCCTCTGCCTCCGTTTTCGCAATATGTTGGACTATTACTGTCGTTCCACGCTCCTCCGCCTCCGCCTCCGCCCCTTATTCCATTGCTTCCTTGCATCGTTGCGGTAGTTAATCCGTATCCGCCAGCACCTCCAACTCCACCTCCTGCAGCGGCCGCAAAACCTCCGTTTCTTTGTCCTCCTCCGCCACCACCGCCATATGTAACATTTGTTCCGGTATATGTCCCTACCCAGCCTGATGCTCCGGCTCCCGGTCCAGACGCAGTTCCTGCTGAACCGACACCTCCGGGGCCCCCTCCTCCGCCTGCATAATTATTTCCATAACCTGCTCCGCCCGCAAAATAACTAGCAGTTCCGTTAACAATTCCTGATTGGTTTGCTCCCGAAGACCCTCCTCCGTGTGCCCCTCCCAGTGTATTTAAATAATACGTTGATTGATCGGCCAAAATGGAATTGAAAATTGTTCCGATTAAACCAAATTGCGGAGTTGAATATGCTACAGCATTATATCCGCCACCTCCGCCACCGCCCAAGGCTGTAGTAGATACATTTGTTCCAGTTATCGTTGTTGCTTCTCCGGAAATTCCTCCATTATAAGTACCAGTGTATATCCCCCCAATTCCGCCATTGCCAACACGGATTACGTATGTTCCATTTAATGAACCATAAGTATTTACCGTAATTTGACCTCCACCTCCGCCACCACCAATAACCGAACCGCCACCTCCGCCGCCTCCAACCGTAAGTATGTCTACATTTGCTACTGATTGAGTAAATGTTATTGACGCAGGACCGGCGACAGTAAAACTATAGACATCATACGTTATGCCGGAAGCAGAATATACTGTATGAACACAATTGGTGTATCCAGAAACATTCCATCCAAGATTATCAATAGCATTTGCTGCTCCGGTCAATTGCGGCCCAAGATAACTCATCATGGTCTCCTTAGATAATCAACCAGTTTGATCCATCGGAAATAACGGTATACGATGCATATTGCTGAGTAAACGCAAGAGACGTTGCTCCGTCAATAGTTTGAGAAGATGTAGTATTAATAGTTAATGTATACGCAGAAGTGCTTGTTTTCTTGATAACATACATTCTGCCTGTACCCACCGAGGACGCAGAAGGTAACGTAACCGCATATGAAGATGTTCCGCCAGATTTAATCATGTATGTATTAGAATCAATGGTAGTTGCGGAGCTAACGGACACAACTCCGGCCATTGATAAAGAATTATTCAATATAGTCGGAGCGTTCATGACAATTTGCTTAGTATATGCAAAAGAAATGACCGTTCCAGTGGTTCCTGCAGGTCCGTTTGCTACAGCATTAAACCAATCGTTGACTGCATACGTATTTCCGCTTGTGCCAGCCATTGCATTCCATTGAATCTGCGAAGTATTACCCAAAGAGGTAATGACGTATCGAGTGCCAGAAACAACCGAGGAAACATTCAGTGCTGTTTCCGTATACGTTGGAACGGAAAATTGCATGACAGCATCAAAAATAGCAAGTGAACCTGATTGATTGGAATACGGATATACCCACAATTGATACTGTCTGGTTCCAACAATTGCGCCGTCTGCGTCGTTGTACCATGTCCAACGGATTTTCTGATTTGGAGTTGCTGCCGTTCCCAGACTTGTTGCCGACGATTCATGAACAGTAAATCTTTTTCCTCCAGTTTGACCAGAGGATGATCCAATACCAAGATATGAACCTAAAGTGGTTGACCCAGTCACACTTAAACTGCCGCTATTAATGGAAATGGTTCCGGCATTGGAAAAAATATATTCTTTTGTGGTATCTACGCCTCCTAATCCATTTCCATATCCTATAGTCCAATTAGGATTTGGAGTATTTGTTTTGGTCCTCAAAACAAAATTATCGCCAACGCCAGAACTAACAGAAACTTCTCCTACGTCAACAGATAAAGGACCAGATGTATACATTCTGGAATCAGATTTGACAAGCAAATGATAATATTGTGAAGTTCCAGCATTATTGACAAATTGCAAATAATTTATGTCATTGCTTCCGGCGCTTGCACGAATGATCAATCCTCCGGTTGAGCCATAATTTGTTGCTCCAATTGTTCCGGGAGTGACAAATCTTCCCCACCCCTCTACGTCAAGAGGCACACTGGGGGTTCGTCCAATCCCAGTTTGTCCTGATGTATTAATAAACAATCGTATTGCATTTGCTGTGGAATCATAAATACTAAAGGATCCCGGAACAGTGTCATTTGCTGAACCTCTTGCAGCAAGTTGCCACGTTGTGTAATCACTTTTCAGAAGTACCGATGCTCCGCCGGTGGAAAGCGTGGATTCAAACACTGGTTGTGTCCATCCGGTGGTTGATTTAACATGAAATAATTGGTCTGGACTGGTTGTCCCGATACCGACATTGCCAGATGAATCAATCATCATCCGATACGAGGTATTGGTCAGATCATAGATATAAAACGCATTATTTGGCGCAAGACTGGATCCTCTTGCCCCTACTTCCCAATCATTTCCATTTGTTAGCAACTTCAATGTTGACCGTGACGCGGCTGCGGTTGATTCAATCGTAATTTCGGTTTGCGTGTTTGCGGAAGATACGTGCAATAAGGTAGACGGATTGGCGGTGCCAATTCCAACTGAGTTGCCAAAATATGCAGAATAATTGTTTGTGGCGGTAGACATCGGCGCAATGTACAAGCCATACAAATTTGTTACCGATCCGCCGTCTGACAAATCAGCGCGTAAATCTGCATAATATCCTATTGCGTTAGTAATAACTCGTGTATATGCAGGAGTAAAATAATTAGTTGCACTAATTGATGCAACATTGGTCACATTTGTTGTAGGCATAAACCATGTGTTTGAAGTTACTCCCCAAATACTAACAACTCCATACACTGAAACAGTATTTTTTTGCGCTCCCGCAATTTTAAATCCATAGCCATTTGCTGAATTGTAATTAGAATTATAATTAAATACTCCTCCATATACATTTAAATCTCCGTTAAAATTAACGGTAGAAGTATTAGTAAAAGTATTTGTACCGCTCCAATTAAATGAGTCTGCGGTATTGACCGAAAGGGTTGTTTCTGCTCCATTGGGACCGGCGCGAAAATATAGTTTATTATCTGATTTTGCATAAATCTTTATTTGACCCTCAAACGGAGGATCAAGTGTCACACCTTGATTTTGAAATATAATGTCGGAGGTTATGCTCAGACTATTTATGTTAGTTGGCATTGTATACCTCCAGTCAATTAATCAACAGAAAATGAATTTCTTGGGGTGTTAAGAGAAATTGATCCATTGGAAGTTGAAAGACTGATGGATTGTGCGGAATGAATGGAAACATTTCCGTCCTTGTCGATAGTGATGCTAGTGCCTGAAGGGTGGGACACAATGGCAACACGAGGCTCATCACTGCTGATGTTCCATTGACGTTTCCCTGCGTCTTTTGCGGGCATAGCGCTGAGGTCTTTCAGTCCGTATCCTTCCGACTCGGGCGCAATCTTGATGTAAGTGCCGTCAGGAAAGGCAAATTCATATGTTCCGTTGGAAGTCAAACGGCTATAGACATCGCTATTGTGACGCTCGATCTTGACGCCCTCCTCGGCAAATGAGAACTCATGCGCTCCCGGCGTGATGAAACCCAAGCACACAGGTTTCTTGATATCACCGGAAACAAAATCCACAATGGCCAAGGCGTCATCTTCTCCCTCGAGGTACGCATTGGCCTGATTGTCACCTTTTGTAGGAGGAGCAATTGTGGGCATCCAATGCACACCTTCAGTCTGCGTAAAAACGGATTTAAGAACCGGTACGTTGAACCACGGCCCTGAACCCTTGTAATTATGCAACCCAATGCAATCGATGGTATGAGATGCCCAATTAACCCGCAAAACACGAGCGTAGATTGCTCCTCGCATATTGGAATAATCATTGATTTTTCCTCGACGCATGTCGGAAAGACTGGCTTGTCCATATACAGTGTGTGGTACATCAGGCATCATGAAATTCCTTAAATTTGTCCAGTAGATTGAGCGTACCATGCTGATTGCTTGGGGTCATCGACAACCTTGGTTGTTTCTGCATCGCCGCCTGCTTCTGCAAGAATGCCCAAGGTGGCTCGCACTCCGGTTGCGCCAATACGTACAAATCTGTTTTTCTCGCTGGCAGTAAATGATTTCAAGACAGTTCCTCGACTTACCCCCAAACGAGTGATGAACTGCGGCGCAGGAAACACCTGCCACGCATGCTCGACACTTTCCACGTAATATTGCTCTTGACTATCTTCAACAAATATTTCGCACCCCACAGTGACATTGCTATTTCCAACAATAACCAATACTCCAGTATACAGTTGATCAATATACGTCATTGTTGTAACAAGCCAAGCATTTAAATCATTAAGAATATGTTTGATATCAAGAGTATACCCCTCTGGATGAATATCCTTGGTTGCGGCTGCTTCGGCTGCCGCACGGTTTCCAGCACCACTATCTGGATCATATGATTCTGCGTATGATGCGTTTTGCCAGACAGTATTCATCCACGGTATTTCAATGACCATCGGACGAATGCCAAACTGATCTATTCCGTTTCGATCCCAATAAGGATTGTCGCCTACCGAATTGCCACCATCGCCTTCATCAAATTGAATATTCTGACTTGATCCGTCTCCAAACGCATTCAGGCTCACAAAAAAATACGTGCATCTGTCGGTGTCTTGCCTGCGTATTTGTTTTTCCAAAATGTCAAATGTTCGTAATGTAATTTTTTTGATTGGTTGCCTTCTCCATGGTTGATTATTGCTTCGTTGCGATGGAAAAAAATAATTGTATCCTTGTCCTTGTGCCTCGCGCATGCGCAATGGCGTCCATCGCACATTAAACACTGTGGAGTCATTATTATCTTCAAAAAATGTTTCAATAAAAGGTTGAATGCAATAATATTTTATAAATTGCCAATATGAACCAGTAATATTGTTAACGGTAAATGTGGAAACATTAAATCGCTCAACTCCATCGGCTACTTGCGGAAGATCATCGTTAATGGAAAAAGAAAAATTTGCAAATTGTGATCCGCGAGATTGACTGAATTTTTGTGCCAATTCCGTTGAATACACTACACTGACAAAATATTTGACCCATGAACTCAAGGGAACAACAATGTCTCCTTCTTGTTGTCCAGCCTGTGTTCCTCCCGGCAATGTATCAGCATATCTGATAATGTCGTTCTTTAAAAGAAAAAGTGTATTCATTTGCTCATCTCTTGATCGATCACTGCTGTCAGGAGGATAGAAGACTTGTCGTCGCTCAAGAACTTTGCCTAAATCGCTTCCAGAAAGGAGATATGACCTGTTGGGACTTCCATCCATTCCGCCACTTGGTTTTTCGCTCATGTCTTCCGCATCAAGTAGCCCTCGCATTACCACTTTGACTTCGCCTTCATGCGCCCGGTCAATGCGAATTTCAACCAGATCATTCAAATCAACCGGAAGGCGCAACATCAAATTGTCATCGCCAATGATTGGGCGAAGAGTTAATGTCCATTTTCCAGTAGGCTGTTCAATGCTGCGACTGACATTTACCGAAATAACCCATTCGGTAATATCCAATCCTCCAACAATAATTTGTTGTCGAAATGAACCAATAATTTTAGAAATATCTTCATTAATCATTATGTAGTATCTTATCTGTCAATAGGAGCAGACCACGTTTGACGATAGGGATCTTTGTTGTCAAAATTAATAACCAATTTTTCAGGATTTTGAACTTTTCCGGTAATATTTCCGTTTTTGTCTTGAGAAAGTTTGATGGAAATTTCTACTTTTCGGGAATCTCCTCCGGCTGCAGCGCCGTCTGGATTCCCTCCGCCCACTCCTCCGCCCACCACTTGTCCGGCCCTATTGCGTCCACCTGTCAATTGCCCTGTTCTCATCCACGCGTTGGCGTCAAACAAAAGTCCATTTTTTTCAATTTCCCAATCAAGATGTCTTCCAGTTGTATTGCCAGTTGCACCCATTCTTCCAAGTCGAGTTCCTGCGTCGATTTGTTGACCCACCTTCAAGTCGGCGACATTTGCCAAATGGCTCAGGCGATGTTTGGTTCCGTCCGCTCCTTGAATGACAACGGAATTTCCCCAACCTTGATTTACTTTCTGTTGTTGCGATTCTTGACCAGATTTCTCTCCGGTGTCTGCGGCTTTGTCAAACACTTCTATAATTTTGCCCGCAATAGGAGCAAAAATATCAACAGGCGCTTTGCCCACAGCGGCAAAATCTGCTCCTCGATTCCATGGATTGCCGGTAAGGTTGGTGTATCCAGAAGTCTGCCCAAACGTGGAAGTCGTCTGAATATTTGCCCCCTCACCAAATGGATTTCCTCCGCCCACAGGTTTTTGTCCAGCACCCTGTACCGTGTTAAAAATATCTCTTGCATACGCTTCCGCAGCCGGTCCCGAGCCGTTATATCCACGAACTTGATCGTAGAGACTTCCCTTTCCGTTTGGTCCGCCCTTTTTATTTAGCAACACCTTGCCCATCATGAGAATGTTTTTTCGCGGATCAAGCAAATCCTCAGCGGTGATACTCTTGTCAATACCACGAGCGGTTGCCAACTGAATTTGCCCAAGGCCAAACGATTGACCGTTGTCCCCAACTGCATTTGCCTGTCCGCCACTTTCCTTGTTGATAATGGCGCGAATGTATGCGGGGTCTATTCCGGCAGTCTTTGCCGCTTCTTGAATTTCCGCCTCATATTGTGAAAGGTCCGCGCCTCCGGATGGCGCTCCTCCTGAACGGGATGACCCTCCTGATGAACGACCGCTTCCTGCGGGAGCAGAAGTCGATCCGGTTGCGGAAAGTGGCTTTCCTGTAGTTGCGTCAAACAATTGGTTGCGCGAGGTGGTTGCCGCGGCGCTTCCGGGATTTCCTCCACCAACAGTGGTGAGGTCTACTCCGTTTTGTTGTATTTGCTGATTTTCAACAATCATGCGAGCAACACGAAGTTCTTGAATGTTTGTTGAATCAATAATATCCTTGTTGATTGCATCAGGGTTTCCGCCACCGACTACTGGTTGCCCTGTAGCAGGATCAGTTTTGGAACCTCCAAAAAAAGTGTCGTAGAGCATTGTACCGGCCCCGTATCCTGCGGCACCTGCCATTCCGGCCCCAAGGAATCCAACGCCTCCAGTAGAAAGTCCTAGTCCGAGAATGCCTGCCCCTGCGCCCAACCCGCCAGCGATCATGCGTCCCCAGTCTGTCTTTTCATTATGCCCTTCGTAAGCGTTTGTTCCTGCCGACAAAATATCGCTGCCGATCTCGTATGCTCCCATTGCCGCTGCAATTGGAAGTGCAATTTTCCCCAATCCTTTTGCTCCGGCGCCAAGCATCCTTGCGGTTGCGCTTTGCCCAATTCTGCTTCCTGCAATTTTTCCTCCAACATTTGCAAGACCGCGCCCAATTCGGCTATTTCCTATGACAGTACGCGCTTTTCCAAAGATGCCACTTCCGCCGTTTCCTTGAAATGCATGATCTACTACAGCCTCAAGGGCATCACTCATCATTCCGCCAGATGCGTCGTCATCTTTTTTCCCGGTAACGCTTTCCACTGCACCGCCTAGTAACGTTTTTCCAAGTTGTCCTGCGGCCCATCCCCTGCCCTTGAGGGCACCCCCTATCGCAAGAGCGCCTGCCATGGGCAACAATGACAACCCCTGTGCGGCTAGTCCGGTCAAACCTTGACGAAAACCGGACGCATTGTCTTCGGTGACAGCAGTTCCATTAAGGGTTTTGACCGCATTTGCCTTGGCGCGATCCGTACCCAATGCAGCATTAATTTGATTGACATTACTGGCTAGATCATGAAATGCCGCATTCAATTCCTGTGTCTGAACTTTTTGCGCTTCTAACGGATTTTCTGCGCCGAATAATGAAGAATTTTTACTTGCTTCAATAGTTTTAAGTACATTGGTACGAACGGTGTCCGTGTCCATACCATTTTTTAAACTGTTTCTTTGTTCTTCTAATTTTCTGGATAATTCTTGAGCGGCTTTATCAGTAGGTTTTTTGGACAATGATTCAATTTGCTGTCCAAGTGCCTGATCGATATCGCCTTTTTCCCCTGTGGCAATTCTGGTGTAAAGTCCGACTGCCCCTGCGCTTGCTCCTTGCTGGAATGCCTGATATTGACTGCTGGCCTTTAATCCACGTAGCCGCTCCTGACCTTGCTGACTGCTTACTCCTGCGGCAAGCCTCAGGCTATCTGCTGCCTGTTCTGCGGTCATGCCGGTTTTTTGCGAAAACCGCAACAGCGCTCCGGCCGATCTTGCCGACAAATCGTCTGTTGATTTCCCTCCGGCCAATTCCTTGATGTCGCCGCCAAACATCTTGAACTGTTCAGCAAACACTGAAGATTGTTTTTCCAAATCTGAACCTTGCATGACCTTTTGCAAACTGATGATGTCCCTTGCCCCAAATCCGGGTGTGGATTTCGGGTTGACGCGCGTATATGCGGCCATTAGCATGGGATCAAGTGACTGGGCCTGTCCGGCGGTAATGCGACTTATGCCAGCCAGAAGTTCCGGAGCGCGTTCCTGCAACTTGGCGCTACCGCTATCTTTTGCGGTTTGATTTGCCGAAGCAAGAGCGCGGGCAATGTTTTCCGCATTTACTTCTCCACCGCGGGAGGCCATTTCCGTGGCCAATCCGCCTACTGATTGCAACACTTCGTCAAGACGGTCAAAGAGCTTTCCGGAAGCCAATGTTTCGGCAATGGTAATGGCGAATTGCCGTTGATCTTGCGCAAACCCTCCGGCTTTTCCTGCGGTTCCTACTGCGCCGACGCGACCCAATTGCGACAGTGTATTGAGATAGTTGCCGCGATCCGCTCCAAGGCTGAATGCCATCTGAGCGCCAAATTGCGTTTGATTGGCTATGTCGTAACTGCTACTTAATCCCCGCCGTGTTCCTTGTCCGAACCGACCGGCAACATTCGTGAAGGCAATTGCCTCATTCATGTCCATGCCGGTGCCAAGCTGCAAGTTGCTAATCCGCTGGCGGTATGCCGTCAAACTCATGGACTGATTGTCCAGATATCTTCTGGACATCTGTCCTATGCGATAATCATCCTCTGCCGCCTTGGGCCGGGCAGCATTGATGGACCCGGCAAACTGGGACAGCATGCTTTGCAAACCGGCAAATAATCCGCGAGTGTCAAATGCACGCGGATCAGTTGGCGGCCTGACGCTTGGATCAATCGGCGGCCGCACATTCGGATCAGTTGGCGGACGAGTGCCCGGATCATTTCCCGGTCTCGTGGCCATGTCTCGCATGGCCCTTGTGCTTTGGTCAAATCCAGATTTAATTGCCGAGGCAGTGCTTCTTTGTGACTCAAGTAATTCCTTGAGTACGCCAATAACCTCCGACAAATCAACGGGATCGATAGCAGGGGTGTTATTTATGGGAGATGTTGTTGACCCGAGTCCGCCTGCCCTACCCATTGGTCATTGACCCCAATTCTTCCAGTTGCTCCCAGAATGAATCGTCATTCTGCATGGACTCCATCATCTTTTCAAATTCTTGTACTGGCATTCTATATGTCGCTTCTTCAGATTCATATGGAATACCAGTTTTTGGTGTAGATGATGTCTTTTCTAAAGTATACGTATCTGGGTCATTCGAAGTGGTTGCTTCGGCTTTTTTGTTGGAAGACCCGCCCATATTGAAGTGTTCAATCTTGGACGTGTACGTATTGTCAAAATCAAATCCATTGGGCGCAGGAAGAACGCCACCAAAGGGACGAAACAATGTAAATTGCGGCATCTTCAGTTCGGGCGATTCGTCGCCCCAATCGCGAATGCCAAATCGCAATTCGTTCCAATATTGGCGTCGATAAAAATCAACAAATGCAATATCTTCATCTACATTTTGTTCGTAAAATGTGGAAAGTGGAATATTATATTGTTGACGATACCATTCAAGTATTTCAGAAGTATATAATTCTGATAACGCTCGTTGTTTAAGGCTGTTATTCCGCTGCTGCTCGTGAGGCGCGAAACGAGTTTCGCCAGTTCTCCCATTCGCGATAATAATATAACAAATCATCAAACTCATAAATGTTTTCAATAAATTGATCAATATTACCGTTACAATACGCAGGAAGATATCCCGGCGCTTGAGTGACGAATTGCAACATGACACTCATCCATGTCATTTCATACGTCCGCTGATCAACGTTCAGTCCTTGCAAGGCAGTGGCTACGGCCTTTCCGGCAAGGCGCTGAGTATTCATGTGTCCCCGAACAACGCCGATCTTTCCGGCTGGTCCATCAATCTCATACGGCTTTGTGTAGTCGTATGCCTTGTTATCCGCAAAAAACTTTGGCTTTTGCACAATCTTTGACTGCTCTACAGCAGAAGAAATAGATGACTTGTCTGGATGTGTTTCAGTGATGGAAGAGATGTTATCTTCAGTACCTGCCATGGTGTTTCCTCCAAAAAAAAGAGCGTGTGATAAAACTATCACACGCTCTTTAAAATGTCAAGAAAACAGTGTTATCCTGAAATATACGCTGATGCAGGAGTCTCCATTAACCAGCCGCGACGATACAAGGCAACAAACTCGCATTGATGAACCGTGATCTGATTGGCATTGAACCGAACGCTTCCGCCGTTGAAGTAGCAGTTGTCGTAACGAACAACCGAAACAGTTGTCGCCTGAGCGCCGGATGTCCACGTGGGAGACAGGATTTCAATGCTGAATGACTTGCCGTGCAGGACGCGAAGAGCGCCCTTGTTACTGGTGTCCAATGTGCCCACGTTTGTGTCGGCGCTCATGTCGGTAATGACCGAGTCAAACGACCCAATGGTTGCTTGCTTCAGGAAACCATAGTTACCCGCGCCAGTCGGCTCGAGATTAGCCATTGCCAAACTGGAGTCCTTCATGACCATGACCGTGAGATTGATGGAATGACGAGCATCTGTTGGAACGTAATCAATTGGAGACAACTGTCCAAGCACGTGAATGGGCTGCAATCCGTACGCGTCAGAACATGAAGCCTCATTGGCAAATCCAATGATCTGATTGTCCATCTTGATGAGGATTTTGCCGCCGACAAGAACCTTGTTGTTTGAGAGCGTCGGTGGACTGACTGTTCCGGTCGTATTTTTGACCGACCCTCCACCGGGATCGCCTGCAGTTAATGCCATGATAGTGTCTCCTTTTTATCAATTTTTACGAAACATATGCCGTAATTAAAATATAGTTGGCTGGCTTGGCGGGAGAGATATTAAAATCAATATAGTAAGCATCACCAAACACTCGAACCGACACATTCTTGTACGCAGGGTACTGAAGAGGGTTGTTGGGATCAGCAATGATCAATCCGCGTGCCGCAGCAATATTCAACATGTCAACAGTCACCGAAGTGATGGTGTCTACCAATTGCTGACTGGACTTGCTGCCAACAAAAGGAGAGACTGCATTGCGGACCAATTTCATGGTTTCATCTGCAGCGCGGACAGTACTGACTTCGCGTCGGGCTGTCTTGCCGTCGCCCGTCCATGTAGTGAGCGACTGCACAATTACAAATCCTCGACCAATATCGTTTCGCACTGTAAATACACCGTTATTGACCAGATCATCAATGGCCGCTGGTGAGGAGGTGGTCTCCAATCCATACAGACGGATGGTCTTGTTTGTCAACGGCATTGAAGGGTCATCCTGAGCCGCCATGGTTCCGGCAATCTGGGCCGCAAGATAATAAGGAGGAAGAGCGGACAGAAGTCCATTGTTATCATAGTCTACAATACCCGGCCACACTAGCACGGCACGTTTGTCGTTTAGCGCAGCAGCCCGAACCTTGGCGTCAAGATACGTCTCGGCAGAAGCCCCACCGCAAACGGCAATTCTTTCGCTCTTTCCACTTGGCAATGACATTGCCTGAGCATGGGAAAGGGCAGCAGCGTGATAGGCGGCTGAAGAAGTCATGGGGACCACGAAATAGGCGGGCACAGACTGAGCGGCCACAAAAGCATTTGTCCAGTCCGAACTCACTGCATCCGGGTCAAAATCTGTAACGCTGCCGGTTACTACTGATCCGGTGATCGCAATCGGGCTTCCCGATGAACCAACGTTCTGTGATGCGCTGACCGTATACGTGCCTGTTCCACCCGAACCTGTGCCAAGTGCCGTAATGGTGGTGCCCGCGGACACGTTTGCACCGGCAATTATCTGCGAAAGTACAATCGTTCCTGTCGGTGAGGCCGCAGCCGTAACTGACACGGGACTTCCCGATGAAGCAACTTGCTGGCTAATGCTTACAGTGTATGTTCCCGTTCCACCCGTGCCGGTTCCTCCAGCCTGCGCTGTAGCGATGACGCCGGTAATTGCGGGAGTGGTTGCAACGCCTGTAGTGCCAGTTGTTGCCGTGTATCCAACTCCACCCGTGATCGGCGTAGCAGCCCCGAGTGCCGGGACACCGCTGGTGACTGAACAGGAGAAGAATGCGGGCGAAGTGCTTGTTCCTCCTACGGAAAAATACAATGTTCCGCTTGCTCCGCCCAGATACCCACTACCGGCGGTAGTGATGGAGAAAGCCGAAAGAACTCCTCCCGTATGAGTGATGGTTCCCAGCAATCCGCTGCCAGTTCCTGCGGTATATCCTGTTCCTCCACTTGAAACCGAAACGGCTCCTGTGGGGGCACCGCCGGTCAGACCTACACTCAGGACGGCCTGTGTAGTGGAGTTGGCCGTCGATCCAGCAGTGAAATACAGTGTACCGCTATTGGCCCCTGCAACACTGTATCCACTACCGGCACTGGCAATTGCAGCAGCAGTGATAATTCCAGATGGGGCTGTGGCGTAAACGGTTAAGCCGCTACCTGTGACCGGTGTTACAATGGATGTTCCGCTTGTGATTCCTGTTCCAGTAAGCGCTTGAGTCGCAATAATCGATCCGCTTGTCACCGAAGTAACAGTCAACTGTGTTCCTGCACCAATTCCGTTTACACCGCTGATGTATCCGCTGAAAGATGCGGTCGAAGAAACAACCGTGAGTGTTGTTCCAGAGATATATCCACTGAATGTTGATCCTGTGGAGGTGAAGTAATTGAAGGAATACACTCCGTTGCTAACGGCTCCGCCGCTATTTGAAACAAAAGAGCCGGTAAGAAAAGGTCCAAGGATCGTGCCGTTCAGAGCATCGTTCATTGCCGCAATGTTGGAAGTCAAGACGAATGGTGTTCCGGTATACACAGGGACATTGCCACTTACTCCGGAAACCGCATCAAGCGTGGATGTGAGAGCATTCTCATCTGCACCGGTTACAACACTTGCCTTGAACGCACCAGCCGCGTTGATGGCGGCAACCATGGCGTTCAGTCTTGGATAGTCTGAAAAATTGTATGTTACTCCGTTTCCGCCTGTCGTTGTCAATGTAATGCCTGCAGCACTGACATCAACTCGTCCGGTGACGCTAAGGGATGCGCTTAAGATATTGATTGACTGACGAGCAATGTTGTCGGCGGTGTAACTCCGTCCGTCATGCAAGATCAACGTTGCTTTCTTGCCAACACTTGCGCCATTGACAGTGATGGTGTTTGTCGATCCCGAAACGGTCAGGGACCATGCTTTGCAAAACTTTCCATACTCTGTCGTTGTCGCCTTGATTACTTCCGTTGTCGAATTCAGCAACGAGGCAGTGAACGCCTTGGAGCGACCGACTCGGACACCGTACACGGTTCCTGCTCCAGCAGCAAGTGCCCGGTTGATTCCGTCAACGAGAGGACGGTCCTGCCCCCCGGTTCCGTACACGGCAGTTGCAGCCGCGGCACTGGTGAATGCCAGTGCTGTATTCGGCTGGCCACGTTCTGCCACGCCAACAACAACCACGCTGTTTGGCGTTGCCGAAACGCCCGACGATGCCTGACTGTCATCAATATATGAAGCCACTCCGGGTGCCGACAGCACCACTCCGCGAAATCCTACAGGCATTGCTTTTTACTCCTTCGGGGGGACAAGTCGCATTGAAAAATGATCTTGTTCTTGTGATATTGTGACAATATCAGGAATTTGATTCCCACCTTGAGAATTTTTCCAGCCATCCCGAAGGGGTGTCTGCAAACCAATTCTGCTGCTTTGCGAAATATCGAAAAGCACCTAATGCTTCGGAACTGACAATGATTCCTTGAGGAGACCAGTTATCCAAAAATTCGGGAATGCTATCCAGCGGACGAAATCCAATTGGGTATTCCACTGGCAGTGGAACAAGGTCTGAAGGTACGGGCGCAACCTCTACAGGCTCCACCACAGGCTCCACCACAGGCTCCACCACAGGCTCCACCACAGGTTCTTCCGGAATGGCGGGATCGATTGACGCATTTGCTCTAGGCATTTTTCTTTTCCTTACGCTTGGGCTTCGGTCCATGACAACCGAGTGATAATGGATGGGCTGCTGATTGTGCCAATTGGAGTGGCAACCATGGTGATAACGTCCGGTCCATCAGGGTATTTCCCGGAAGCACCAGAAGGAACTGCATTGTTTGCTCCGCCACCAAGAATGGATGTCGCAAGATCGCGGACCACGCTCAAGTCTTGCTGAGTTACGCCACTGTTGTTGGTAAAAAAAGTGAAGATTTTCTCGCCTGTGCCGGGAACAAGACGATCAGTCGAAGAATGAATGTAGCGCTGAGCAAGAGAACTTCCTCCAGCGCTAGTAAAAACGGCATTGCTGTAATATAATGTAATTCCTGTTCCGCTATATAGTGCCGGAAGAGAAATTTTTGATGTACCCCAATTGGAAACAAATGTTCCCGGCTGAATGCCATTTCCGAATACATATGCTCCTGTTATTGGAGTCGTGCCGACAAGGGTTCCTACTGTCGCAATGGTTGTGCTGCCAGCAGTGAGAGCCGCTCCGTAATACTGTCCTGTGGAAATGGCAGCATTGAGCCACAAATCCACAGCAAATGCATTTCCGCTGGTTTGCGCATCCATTTGACGCAAGATCAACTGCATGCGATTGATGATTTCTTTTGCACCCATTGCTCCGGTATTGCCAGAATCTACGCTTGGAGCAATGCGAATGGAAATCAGTGGGTATTGTTGTCTGGCAGAAAATCCCGTCAGGGGAACATTCATGCCTGCCGCAAACACCAATGATTTGTCATCGTCATATCTGCCATCCATGATAACGGCGGAACCCCAATGGGAAAGGGTGGTGGCTAGTGATGGAGCAAATAACTCCACTTTTATTGGCGCTGTTGCCGAATACGTAAATGATGTCGCGGAAGAACCGCCCGCCACGCCTCTGGCGCTTACAGTGAACGACGTGTCCGTGCGAGATGTGTAATCCATGTATTCAATAGTTCCCGAAGAACTGGTAACTACAATACGCCCGCTGGGAGGAAATTGCGAGGCGTCATTGACGTAAAATGTTCCAGTAGCAGTGGTAATTCCCCACGCAGTTACATATGTTGTTGGAGCAAGTGTATTTGTTTCATACCGAGCGGCCATGTTTCCGCTTCTCATGTATGCTTCTGTATTTACATTATTGTTGATAATTCTGTGTCCATAAATGACTTCGCCACGGTTGTTCTTGAAACCAAAACGAATTGCTCCGGCTCCATACCAAGAATAATCCATATAAAACATTTGCATTTTAGCAAGATCAACATTAAATCCACTTGATCCTGTTCCGTCACATTTGTCAATATTCCATTGTGATTGAGGAATGCGCGTATCAACAATTTTGCTAACAATAATACCCGATTGCACAGAATATGTAAATAATGTACTTATTGGTGTTGAGCCGCGATATTCAGGATAAATAGTCATTGATGTTTGAGAGGTAATTGAATTAACTGTATATGATTGCCCTCGAATGACTATGTTGTCTCCGGGGGCAAGTTGATCGGCAAAATATGTTCCTTGTCCGGTTACTGTAGGTGAATTAGTAGTAACACTTACGGTACCACTAATTTGTCGCGTAGAGGAGCGACGAACCGCATAAAGATTTTGACCATCATATTCAAAAAAGAAACCATTTTGCTGATCAAACATTCCAACACGGTTTTTTCCTCCGTACCATCCACTTGGCGAGACGGTAAGAGCAGAACCCGGAATGGTATACGCAAAATTTGGAGTGGCATACGTTGCGGTTGTGCCCGCTGATCCAGCCGTCATCGAAGTGGTGCAAGAAATAATCAGTACTGTCGTGCTGAGAACTTGAAGAACAGTAACAACTCCCGCGCCTACATTGCTAAGACCACTAAGAACTGAACCCGGCACAATTCCTGTTGCCCATGTCGTTCCTGCGACGGTCAACGTTGCAGAATAAGGAGCCGCAAGCGTTGCAGTCGGACCTGTGCCACTGACAATGCCAATAGTGATGCCTGATGCAGTTCCTGCAAGGGCATTGGTTCCAGAAACCGATGTGGCATTGGTAGGAGTATTGCTTCCTGTTGAATACGTAAAATGATACGGACTTAATACACTTGCAACACTGAAAATTCCGTTATATGCTGTCGATTGTATGATAAATTTTTGAGACGAAACGGTTTGTGAAACAATGGCAGTTAATGATGTAGCGCTGACATACGTCACAACTCCGGCGCTTGTTCCGTCCGCAAAAATAAACGTCTGTCCGGTCATTGCAGATGAAAACTGTGTGCCAACCCCTGTGATGGTAGTCCCACTTTGCGAAGCAACACCGCCGGTATTCAACCCATTGATGTCCACTGCTCCGGTTACACGCACCGTTGGTGCTGTTGTCATTCCTCCCGGAATGACAATTCCGTGGGGATTCTTGGTTGTCACAAGAGCCGTTGTTCCGTTTGAAACAATTTGTTCCACACTAAATGAAGGTTTTAAAATTGATCCGGTAGAAAATTGAATTGATTTTCCGGATTGATACCGAAAATACCTTCTTGTTTGACGAATTTGTTGCAATCCATTAAACGGACTTTGATTGGCAAATTGCACGCCACCGTCAAAAGCCCGATGAATGACATATCCTTGTCCTCGTGGGTACAATATTCCCAATGTACCCCCAGTAATGTTTGTGCCACCATTCCATGTCAAATTACCGGTTGTAGCGCCACCGTTTGCAATATACGTAAACGTCGTCGCCGTTGGCGTAGAAGCGACAACAAATGTTCCAGCATAATATGTTCCACTTACATTATTAACATGAATATGTTGACCAACATTTAATCCGTGAGCAAATGAAGTTGTAACAGTAGCAACAGTATTTGCCGCAGCAATTTGATCAATTGAAATTGAAGAGCCGGTGTACCATGATCCGGGAAAAATTTGCGTTTTTGTCGGATCATACAAATTAGGTGAAGTATTATTGTAAAAAAAAGTGGGAACATTTATGGTTTTGAAAGTAATCTGATCTCGAGTAGCAGTGGCTCCGCCCGATCCTGCGGTAATTCCGTCAATAATCCACCATCCGTCCACATTTGCTTGGTCAGAACTATTTAAGATATATATTGGCTGACCAACATACAATGTTGTGCCGCCGGTGTTTATAAGCAATGTGCATATTCGTGTGTTAGCAGACAGATCATGCGTAAGGATTGAAGGATCAGCAGTTGACCCTCCTGCAGTAGTCAAGGGAGTTCCGGCATTCTTGAATGGAAATCCATAAATTACATACTGTTGAGCGGTGCCATATGTAAGGGAATTGGTAACGGTCAATGCTGTGGCGCTCGAAACCGCGGTAATCACTCCGGCTTCTGTGCCGTCTGAATACACAAGGCGGCTATTGATCATTCCCGGATGAAATGCAGTGTTGGTTCCTGTGACCGCTGTAGTGCTTTGCGTGATGGTACCGGCATTGCTGATAAACTGCTGACCTGCAGATTCTGGAATATAGAATGCTGTTGGTCGATTATTTACAACAGAAATGGATTCCCATTTTGTTTGTTGCGGTCCATATTCAAAGTCCGTGTCAATCAATGACTGCGGTGACGAAGTACGCATTTTCCCCACGGGGTCCATGAGGGTTTCAGAGGGATTAATAGTTTCGTATGTTTCCTCGACAAGAATGGAAATCTTGTCGGTGCTTACATGGAGTGTCGTATCGTATGAAACAACAATGGTTGTCATTTCATTATTCATGCCATTTACTATGGGAGTTACCGTTGTGGCGGCAAAAGTAGAATCACTAAAATTATATAACACAACATTTCTGGTGACATTGGTAATCAGCAATAATTGCTCTCGCCGAATCCATTTCCCCATCACCACGATGGTCTTTGTGCTAGGAGTGAATGTATATCCCTCGAGAATGACACGCTTTGCCACTGATGATCTCCTCTTGCGCTCACTAGCACAGACAGTTTGTTATCGGGTAACGGCCCCAAAATTGATGGTGGCAATGCCGCCTGCGCCAGTGACTGCGTTGTGTACGTACAGGCGGAAATGAATCCAGACATCCGTTGTGGTGATATTGGTTACTGCGGCTCCACCGGCTGGCGACAATGAGATGTCCGATCCAATATCTTGCCAATTATTGAGACCGGTTACTGACCCTTGCAACTTGAATCTTCCGCCTGAAATGTTGGTTTCAAAAACTTCAATGGTGAAATTGTTGCGTCCCGGCAATTGCATGGTGACACTTTCCGTACCAACAGGAGTTGCTGTTCCGGCAATGGTGGTTGATGCGACATATGCCGTCATTTCCGTTGCTGTACTGACCGTCTGGCTTGGAGTGATTACCCATGAGGTACCCGATCCTGAAGAAATGGTCGTTCCCGCAGTCACTCCAGTGCCGCTGATCTTCTGCCCAACGGCAAGTGTTCCGCTTTGCACGCTCGCGACTGTCAGCGCCGTTCCGGCAATCGTTCCGGTAAACACTGCCGGTTGCGTACTAACGCGATAGGTTCCCGCATATCCGCCAGCGTTCAGGAATTCCTGAATGGTCGTTCCTGCAAGGATGCCCGTTCCACTAATGGTCTGTCCGACAAACAGTCGTCCGGTTGCCGCTGCGGTTACCGTCAACGTTGTTCCGCCCTGCGATGCGGTAAATGATCCGGTTCCGGAAATTGGCATGATATCGTAGAGTGCAATGGGATTGCGGGCAAGATAAAAATTCCTCTGTGCTTCCGCAATGTCGTCAATAACGTACGACGAGGGACTGTACCCATACAGTTTCTTTAATCCAACTTCACTATATTGCTTATCTGCCATTTTAATCTCCTGCAATTATTCTATCATTTTATGTTGTAGATGATGCGGTTGCATTGATTTCTGCCACGTTATTTTCAAGCGTCTTGACTTTTTCAGATAACTCTTTTACGGCATTTACCAAAGCCCACTGCAATTCATTGGTATTTAAATTATATAGCTCTATTCGTTGTACGGTTTGATCTTCTAGTGTTTCTTCATGAATATAGGTGCCAACCATTTCTGGCCATGATTCGACAATGTCTTGCGCAATGATTGAAACATGATTTTTGCCGTCATCTTGTGATCCGTATAATCCATTGAGCCTATATACCATTGGATTCAATGTCACAATTTCTTCAAGACCCTTGTCGTATGGATGAACAATGTTCTTAATTCGTCCATCAGAACTGATTGTCCATGTATTGCTTGTGGGCTTTGCCGCCGAATCTGCCGATAATGTCAATTTGTATCCCGGACTTGTTGTGCCAATTCCAATGCGAGCGTTGACTGTATCGAGAGTAAGCAAATTCGATGCAATATTCAATGCCGGAGTTGCAGATGACAAAGACCATGAAGAGGCGGCGCCAAGAGAAAGGTTCAATGCAGATGCACTGGTACTCACTACCACAGGACTTGCACTAGAGGCGTTCTTAATAGTGGCACCCGTATACGACCACGAACTGCTTGTGCCTCCGGACAAAGTTTGCGTTAATACTAAAGACCCAGATATTCCTGCTGCCCTATATCCATAGGCTTTCCATGCAGCATCCGCAGTTGCACTCCAAAAACCAGTTTGACCTGCTGAAGGCGTGTTTGATTTATTATAGGTAATTAATGACGAAATAACAATGTTATTAACGGATGTTGGCACCGTAATGGTAATATCGCCAGAAAAGCTTGTTCCATTTGTTGTTTGATAATTAGACATTGGTGTGGTTTGATCGACATTTGTCCAAGTGGTAATTCCAAAACCACAAAAACTTTGTGCGGACATTGTGACAAATACGTTATTTGCTCCAGAATCCGGGTTTGTTAAATACCAGAATGATTGAACGGGATAGCCAACAAGAGTTCCTAGCAACGTAAGGTTAGTGGCAACGCCTCCTCTAGGGTACGTGATGCTTCCAACCGCTCCGCTTTCATTTCCCACAAAGCTTACAACGAGTAATCTATTTGAACCACTGCCTGTAGTATGAGAAATAGTGTACGTGGCTTGTCCTCCAGACATCCCAAAACTTGTAGCATTATCAAATGCAACAGTTTGCGCTGTAATTGTTTTATCCAATGCAACATCGGTATTGCTAAAACTTAATGTGCCAGCACCAGTAAGGCGCATTCTTTCGACAAGCGCATTTACCGCTGATCCGCTCGACCCTGCTGGCGCTGTCTGAAATACGATATCTCCGGGTGTTCCAGAGCCGCTACTTGCGCCTGCAGCAATGGTGAGGTTTGATCCTGCGAAGTTTGTGCTGCCATCTGTAACAGAAACGCCTTTGATCGCTGCATTGCCAGCCATTGTTAAACCACGAGTTCCGTTTATTGCAACAGAGTCGTTGAATGTTTGCGGACGCGTCCACGTAATGGGCGAAGAAGCAAGAAGGGAAGGTTGCGCCAATTCTCGCCATTCGGGCGAATTCCCATTTCCAACCAGCATCTTGTATAACTGGTTGGTTGTCGGGTTGAACCATTCGTCTCCCGCCTGACCACCCATTGGCTGAGTGGTCGAGACGGTATGTTTTGGAAATTGACGCGTACTCATATTACGCCTGTGCTTCAGTCCAACTCAGACGAGCAATGATCGTGGCGCTGCTTACCGCACCGATTGGCGTGGCAACCATGGTGATCACATCAGGGCCGTCAGGATATCTCCCTGCTGTGCCTGATGCGACCGCATTGTTTGCTGCACCTCCAATGATTGATGTAGCAAGATCACGAACTGCAGATAAGTCTTGCTGCGTGACGCCTGACGAGTTGGTAAAGAACGTGAAAATCTTTTCTCCTGTTCCCGGCACAAGACGGTCAGTCGTTGCATGCAAATATCGCTGGGCCAGCGATGAACCACCAACGTTCTGGTAGGTTGCCCCACTGAACCAAAGCGTGATGCCGGTTTTTGTTGCAGTTGCCGCTTGATTCATGACGGTTGTACCAGAACTAATAAATGATCCGGGCAGAATATTCGGACCATTTACCTGCTGGCCCAGTGCGGATGCTGTTCCGACTAATGTTCCAAGCGTCAATGTTGTACTGTTTGCTGTTGTGCTTGAACCATAATAAAATCCTGTTGCTACTGCGGCATTGAGCCACAGGTCAACAGCAAAGGAATTTCCGCTTGTGAATGCGTCCATCTGACGAAGGATCAACTGCATTCGATTAATCACTTCCCTTGCGCCCATTGGCCCCACTGTGCCGCTGTCCACACTGGGCGCGATACGAAGTGAGATCAGCGGATATTGCTGACGTGCGGTAAGCGCCGGAGTCGGCGTATTCATACCGGCACTGAAAACCAACGACTTATCATCATCATATCGACCATCCATGATGATCGAGGAACCCCAATGGGATAGCGTGGATGCGACTGAAGGCAAGTAGAGTTCAACCTTGACAGGTGCTGCCACCGAAGGAGCAAACGATGTTGCTGACGTTCCCCCAGTCTGCGCCCTCGCACTGATCACAAATGTTGCGTCTGTGCGAGAGGAATAGTTCATGTATTCAATAGGTCCGCTTGGAGATGTAACCACAATGGTTCCAACTGGAGGAAACTGACTTGCATCGGCTACGAAAACAGTTCCCGTGCTAGTCGTGATTGGCCAACTGGTAACCCACGTGGTTGGAGCCAACGTATTGGTTTCATATCGTGCCGTCATGTTTCCCGAACGCATGTACGCTTCTGTATTGGCGTTATTATTGACAATGCGATGACAATAAATAACTTCGCCGCGATTATTCTTGAAGCCAAATCGAATTGCCCCGGCACCATACCATGAGTAATCTATATAAAACATCTGCATTCTGGTAAGATCAGCAGTGAATAACGAGTGACCTGTGCCATCACACCGATCAATATTCCATGCGGACTGAGGAATGCGCAGGTCTACCGTCTTGCTGATGATCACTCCGGATTGCGCTTGTGATGCATACGCAGCATTTAACGGTGTTGCTCCACGATATTCCGGGTAAATGTACATTTGGGTGGCAGAAGAAATAGATCCAACCGTGTACGATCCGCCACGGATCACAATTGAGTCTCCGGGTTTCAGGTGATTGGACAAATTCCCTACAGCAGCAGTAGCCACGACGGACTGCGATCCTTGTGTTACCGTAAACGTTCCGGGAAGTTGCTGAGTGCTGCTTCGACGCACCGCACTCAATGTTTGACCATCAAACTCAAAGAAAAATCCATTTTGTTGATCAAACATGCCAACACGGTTCTTGCCTCCGTACCATGCATTTGGCGAAACAGAAATTCCTCCCGGAAACGTTTCAATCGGAAAAGCAGTAGTTGTCGAATTTGTTGGTGTAGAAGACATGGTGTACGTTAATGTATAAAGAGACGGTACACTCGCAATAGTAAAAAGTCCATTGTACGCAGTTGATTGAACGTAATATTTTTGCGCAGCAACAGTTTGCGAAATGGTTACCGTTAATGAGGTGGCGCTTACATAGGTAATGACACCAGCACTTGTGCCATCAGCAAAGACAAACGTTTGACCAGTAAGCACAGACGTGAAGTTTGTATTGACGCCCGTTATTACGGTGCCTGATTGCGAAGCGGTTCCCGGAAATGCAATATTCGATACGTCAGCAGCACCAGATACCTTGATTTGTGCGTTTGTTCCCACTGAAGAAAACGTAATTCCATGTGGATATTTTGTCGTAACCGTCGCTGTTGTGCCGCTTGATGTAATTGAATCAACTGTCAAAGATGGCTTTAAAATAGATCCAGTTGAGAATTGAATTGCTTTGCCACTTTGATAGCGAAAATATCGTCGAGTTTGACGAATCATTTGTAATCCATGATATGCCGTCTGATTGGCAAACTGCACACCACCGTCAAATGCGCGATGAATAACATATCCTTGTGCCCGAGGAAATAGCGTGCCCTGCAATCCGCCGTTCAGCGTCAGTGTGCCCGGTGATCCGCCTGCCGGAGTGGTGATGGTAAATGTCGTAAGTGACGGCGTGGTCGTGATAGCCCATGTTCCATTGCAATTAGCCGTAGCGGTGTTATTGACATGAACCTGCTCTCCAACGCTTAATCCATGCGCAGCCGGTGTGGTAACCGTCATGATGTTTGACGCGCATGCGATTGATGTAACTGGAATGTTTGAGCCGTAATACCATGAACCGGGGAAAATTTGCGTTTTTGTCGGATCAAAAAGATTTGTTGTTCCGGTGATAGCCAATGTCTTGAAACTTACAATGTCGTTGACCCCCGCACCTGCAGACAGTGTGGTGTTTACAGTAATTGAATCAATAACCCACCAACCGTCAACGTTTGCCTGATCAAGCGAGTTTGAAACATAAATAGGCTGGCCAACATACAGTCCTTGCCCTCCTGCATTGAGCAGGAGCGAAATTGTGTAGCCGCTAGCGTCAAGAGCGGTATTCTTGAAAAGAATTGAGGGGTCAGCAGTAGTCGAGGGAGTAGTGCTGCCACCCTTGTATGGAATGCCGTAAATAGAGTATGGCTGCGCCGCAACGGTGGCAGACGTATTCACCGTGAGACTTGTCGCACTGGCAACGGCGGTAATAACACCCGCGTCTGTTCCATCCAGAAAAACAAAACGGTTGCCGACCATGGCTTGCGACCATGTCGTTCCTGTCCCAGTAATTGTCCCTGTACTTTGCGCAGCAGTTCCAGCATTGTAAACAAACTGCTGACCTGTTGCAGCAGGATCATAAAAACACGTGGGACGATTGTTCACAAGCGAAAGAGTTTCCCATTTGGTAGGCTGACTCCCATATTCAAAGTCAGTGTCAATTAGACTTTGAGGCGTTGAAACACGCATTTTTCCAACAGGATCCATCAGTGTTTCGGCGGGAAGAATAGATTCATAGGTCTCTTCGACAAGAATGGCTAACTTGTCGGTAGAGGAATGACTAGTCGTGTCATAAGAAACAACAACCGTGGTGATTTCATTTGTCTGTGTTGTCGGACTTTGCTGACTTATTCCAGTCGTATATGCCGATACCCCAAGCGACGGATCGCTGAAATTGTAAATGACCGTATTTTTCGTCACATTGGTAATAAGCAACAATTGCTCACGCCGAATCAATTTTCCATACACTACAATCGTTCGTGTAGATGGAGTGAATGAATACGATTCAAGGATTACATGCTTGGCCATTTATTATTCTCCTAACGCTATTGTAGCACTTGAAAATGGATACCTGCGGGTTTGAACAGACTGGCTAATGCCAGTGACTTTTACAGTTGCTTTGTCTCCAGAAACTGGTGCATTATATAGTATCAAATTCGATCCTGACACCTTGAACCCTCCGTTGGCATCCCATTCGCTAATCCATGGGTATCGGAGTTCCGTCACATACGGATCAAGGTACTGTCCATTCAATATCACTTCAACGTCTTTTGAATCAACGATTGAGGTGAGTGATCCGGCAAGTGTTCCCGGTGTGGCGGGAGCAGAAACAAGATTGACAGGCGTCACCACGGTGCATGTCGTAGATGTGGATGAATTCACCAGCCACGCATTGTTGTACCCTGCGGTGCTGCATCCGCTGATCGTGATGTAAGAACCCGGAACAATCGTTCCAAGCGAGTGCGTGACGACGAATTGCGCGGCGTTTGACACAATGCTAGTAATTGTTCCGCTCGACGTGACGAGCGAAGTCAGTGCCGACTGGTCCTTGCGCAACGGGAATGATGCCTTATTGCCGTCAAAATATCGCGAGATATCGTTCACGACAAACGGAAGGTTTGGCTGAGTAAGTTGCCCGGTAACAGCGGTATTTCCAGTGATATACGGAGTGCTTATTTCATCTAAAAATTTTCCACTATTTGCGGAAAAATTATTTAATCTAAATGTCTGTATTGTATTTTGTAAATTATTTGCGCAAAAAAGAAATTTTCCAACTGGATCAATTGCAATCATGCGAGGATTAGTTCCGCAAGATATTGTTCCTGAAAAACTTAATAATCCTGAGTATTGATCAATAGAATATACAGAAATAGTTGCATTTGCACTATTTGAAATATACACAAATTTGCCAGTAGGATCAATTGCTGGAATATATGGATTATTATTAGATTGAATATCGTTTATTTTAGTTAAATATCCATTATTTCTATCAATTGAAAATGAAGACACAGTGCCTGAAGTATAATTACAAGAAATCAAAAATCGTCCTGTAGGATCAATTGCAATTCCTGCAGGCAACGTTCCTGATGTAACTGATGTTCCATACAAATTTGCCAATAGAGGAGTGTTAATTGACAATAAAAATTGTTCAATCTTGCCATCAGTAGAAATTGACGCATATACATGTTTTCCGTTCGGATGAACTGCAATGCCCCATGGGTTTATTCCCGAAGTATATCCTTGCCCATTAGTTGCTGTTGTGCCCAAGCTAGATAACAAACCTGTTGTTTGATCAATTGAATATGTTTGAATGGTATTACTATTTAAATTTGTCACCAAGGCAACTTGACCTGTAGGATCACAAATAACAGATAGTGGATATGTTCCCGCGCTCGTTGTTCCTACGGAAGTTAATGTTCCAGTAATTTGATTAACAGAATACGTCTGGACGGTGTTGGGAGTTGTTCCCGAAGCATTGGAATTACATACATATACAAATCTTCCTGTAGGATCAACTGTAATGCCTTGAGGAGTTGTTCCTGACGCAACAATGCCAACCGAACTAAGAACACCAGTTGTTTGATGAATGGTGTAAGACTGAACTGTTCCAGAACCTCCATTAGTAGCAAACAAAAATTTTCCTGTAGGATCAATGGCCACTCCCCAAGGATTTGTTCCTGAAGCAACAGTGCCTACCGAAGTCAATAATCCCGTTCCATTATGAAACGTTGACCTTTGAATGATGTCGTTTGACGACAAAGATGAATACGTAATTGATGAACCCGCAATGGTGTTTCCAATAATGTATTGAGAAGATCGAGTTTGACCGCGTACATCAAGAGTTGATTGAGCAGATGATTTTCGAATGGGTCCAACAATCAAGGAATCAGAAAATGCGCCAGAACTTGCTCCAAATGTGCTTAGTTTATAACAATAAAGTGCGTTAGAATTAGCTGACGGAACATAATTAGCGGTAAATAAAAATTTTCTTCTATCATCAACGGTTACTGCGGATATATAAGGAAGTTTTACAGACCAATATTGTATTGATACATACGTTAAAAGTCCAGTTATTTGATTAATTTTATATGTTTCCACTCCATAACCACCAGAAATAAATAAATATCTTCCAGTTAAATCACACCATATACCCGACGTATCAAAATTTAGACCCTGAAAAGTGTTAATGTATCCAATAAATGTTAATGTTCCAGTATTTTTATTTATTGAAAAAGTGTGAATATTTTGTACAGTTTGTCCAGTTCCCGACCCAGTCATTATCAAAAAAAGAAACCGACCAGTTGGATCAAGAGTTGTTTGTCCCGCATTTGAACTTATTAGATTTGTGACTGGCAGTGAAACAAATTGACCAAAAGAATTGATCTCCAAAGAAGAAATTGTACTTCCATAATAATTAGTTCCATACAAAAATTTTCCAGAAGGATTTGCAATTAACCTCAAACCAGCTGCAGTTACACTATCTACGCTTGTTAGTGTTCCGTATAGTGGCGTCCCATAAGAAGATTGCAATGTATTAATTTTGTATGAAGATATACTATTAGTATAGTAGCTACTAGCATAGACAAATCTTCCAGTTGGTTCCGCATATATGTAGCCAGCACCCGATGGGGCAGGATGGTAAGTAAGAAGAGTTAAAGACCCAGTAGATTGATTGACAAGATAAGACCAAATGTAGGCTGTGGAGCTGGAACCGGGAAAATCGCAAGTAAGAGCATAAAAAAATCTTCCGCTTGGATCAAATGTTACGCTTTTCCAAGAACCGTATGCACCACCACCTACTATAGCCCCAATTGACCCGGTTGTGCTATCAAAAGTGTAAACATAAAAATAATTATTAATGCTACACCGAGCAATAAATCTTCCTGTGGGATCAATAGCAATACTACTTGAAACATTGTTGACAGTTCCTGCTTCGTTATATAAGGAACTTGAATAAGTTAAAAAATTAGGTACATCATGAAATGTTGCAGGAGCCATCAGGCTTTCTGAAGACATTCCTTCATACGTTGTTAATGAACCTCCAACAACTGGCGGCCCAACAGCGTATTGTGATGCACGAACCATTCCCGAAACATCTAATGCTGTATTTTTAGAAACAGGTCTTTTAAATTTACCATCTTCAGTATCTCGACCGATAGTCAATTGATCTTGAAACGTTCCACTAGTAGAGGTAAAATTATTTATTCTGTATGCCTGAACAGTATTGCTATTAAAATTTGTAATAAAAATAAATTTTCCAGCATTATCAGAAATGATACATCGAGGATTAGTTCCTGCAGTACTAGTCTCAAATACTGTAAGCACTCCAGTGTTTTGATTTATAGTATATGTTTGAACACTGGTTGCTCCGTAATTTGTAAGAAATAAAAATTTGCCATTTGGATGAATTGTTATTCCATAAGGATTTGTGCCAGTATCAACTATTGTTACTAACGTTAGAATTCCACTAATTTGATTAATAGTGTATCCATGTATATATGCAGATCCAAAAGACGCGACATAGACAAAACGGCCAGTTGGATCAACTGCTATCCCTTCGGGATTAGAACCTGTTGCTATTGTTCCACTAGAACTTAATGCTCCGCTTTTTTGATCAATTACATAAGATTGAACAGTATTACCATTATTATTTGTTACAAAAACAAAACGACCTGTTGGATCAACTGCAATAAATTCAGGATTATTTCCTGTCGTAGCAGTTCCTATAGAAGTAAGCGCTCCGCTATTTTGATTTATGTTGTATGATTGAACAGTATTACTATTATTATTTGTTACAAAAACAAAACGACCCGTTGGGTCAACTGCTATTCCAAAGGGATTGTTTCCTGTCAAAACAGTACCTATTGAAGTAAGATTGCCAGTGCTTTGATCGATAGTGTATGACTGAACTGTTGCATTTCCGTTATTTGTTACAAACACAAAACGCGCAGTTGGGTCAACTGCTACCCCATAAGGAGTAGTTCCCGTTGGAGCAGTTCCAATTGAAGTTAACTCTCCAGTATATTGATTAACATTGTATGATTGCACTGTGGTTGCGCCACTATTTGTCACAAAAACAAACTGACCTCTTGAATCAATTGCTATGCCAAAAGGACTTGATCCCGTTGTCTTTGTTCCGCTAGAAAACAATAATCCGGTTCCTCCGTGAAAAGTTGGCGGAGGAAGAAGATTATTGGCCGTGATCGCCGCATACGTAATGGATGATCCCGAAACAGGATTGCCAATGATGTATTGCGGAGCGCGTACCTGACCCTTTACGTCAAGGATAGATTGAACAGAAGTGCTTCTTCCAGAACCAATAATCAATGAATCTAATAGTGCTGTGGTTCCAGTCAAATTAGATGAAAATGTTTGCGCCAATGGCCATGTGTTTGCAGCATTAACGATAAGACTTGGTTGCCCAATCTCCGTCCAGCCTACACCACCATTGCTGAATACCACACGCTTGTAATATCTTCCCGTACCAATGTTCCACCACTCATCGCCGGGCTGAACTCCATTTGGCTCGGATGTATCGACAAAATGCTGGATGCTTTCTCTTGTTGGCATGTCAATCCCCAAATGCTATGGTCGAAGCAGAGAACGGATACGCTCGTTGCCCGACGGTTTTTGATGTTGATCTAATAATAACTGATGCATCATCTCCGCGTCGAGGAGCATTGAAAACAATTAATTGTCCATCACGGATACGAAATCCCCTAAAGGAATCGTATTCAACAATCCAAGGATATCTTTTTTCTGGAATGTATGGAGATATCCTTCTCCCGCCGATTATTACTTCTGCATCGTATGAATTGACAATGGAAGTCAATGAAATTTGATCCTTGCGAAGATTGAATACCGTTTGTGATCCGTTAAATGCTGTGGCAATATCATCAGGAACAATGGGGTCAAAAACATTATTTGGCTGATATGTCGTGTTACCGTATGGACGCAATGCAATTGCCGAGACGGCAATGCCAAATGGTGATCCAGCGCCTTTGTTTATAGACCACGTGGAAGTGACTCCGGGCGCGTAACCTGTCGAGGTATACCACGCTGCACGCAACTCCCTGTCGCTTGTTCGTTCTGCAAACTTTGTCAACGTGACTGATGTGTTTGTCTCTGAAACATATGATCCAGTTTGAGAAATTGCTGGCGCAGTGATTGCGTCAAAAAATTGAAATGCACGACCGACAACCGTTGTATAAATTACACTTGAACTCACCGAGTTTGTTCGTCGTGTGTATGAAACAGAAGAAATCTGGTCATTGTAATATCCGGGATCAAAAGAAAATTCGACAAAAGGATTATAAGGATCAACATTAAAAAAACTCATGCTAGAAGAAACGGAATTGGTAAGTCCCGAATGCTGGACGACAACGTTGGTTGTTCCAACTGGCGGATCAATCATGTACCAATACTGATGGTTCATTCCCATTGGAGTAAGAGAATAATTATATGCAGGCGACAATCTTGTTCCTCCATAGGTAACATAACTGGCTCCAGAATATGAAGAAACTGAAACCAAAAGAATTCTTCTGTTTCCGGAATTAACGGTATGTGACCATGTAACTGTCTGCTTTTGTTCTGTGTCACCAAGGCCGCCGTTTATCCAGTCTCCATGAGTTGATTTCGTATCAATGGCAACAGGGGTAATGGCGCTTGTCACTAGCGGAGAAGTAATTGCAACTCCGTTTGAAAATGTCTGTTTGTCCGTCCATGTATTGGCAGTGGAAAGGGATGCTCCTCCTCCACTTCCGGTTGATGCGGCTGTAATTCTTCCTTGAGCATCGACAGTGATGTTTGCGGATGTATACGAACCTGCGGTGACTGCAGTATTTGCCAAGTTGATGGTTACTGCCGCGGAGCCATTGAACGTCGATGCTGTTCCCGTCAGTCCTGTGCCAATGGTCAATGAATTGGTGGTGGTGCCTGAACTTCCACCTCCGCCACTGCCGGAAACTTGTGTCCATGTGCCCGGAGATCCAGCAGTGGTGCAAATCCAGATTTTCCCTGTGCGATCAACAACCACGTCACCGACGAGATATGAACCTCCGAGTGGAGCGCCACTGGCAATACCGCCGACGAATCTGGCTCCAGCATTGACATCCGAACTGATGCCAGTAAGAGACAGATACGGAACAGTTGCGGCTCCGGACGATACGGTCAGTCCTCCAGCGGATACCGTGGCTCCACCGGCAGTCACCGTCAATCCGCCTGCGTCAACGGTCACGCCGCCAGTGGTGACCTTGAGACCGCTGGTTACCTCGGACCCTTGTGCAATATTGCCGATAGTCAGGCCGCCCGTAACGACCTGACTGCCAACAACGTCAATCGAGTTTGTCGCCGTGAAACTCGGCATTGCTAATCCTATCCGGCCTCAGTAGTTTGGACACTTACCGTCCAGTTGATCGTCTTTGACGCAAGTCCCTTAACTTGAATATCAATAGAATCAGATATTGTCACGTTATCCGATTGAACCGTAACTTCCAATGTTGTCTGGGCAGTATCGGCAGCAGCAATAACGACCGGATCACCAAGCAACGACAATGACCCTCCGGATGAAGTCTTGCGAAATACCGCGGAAATTTCCCATGCGGCACCAGCAGAGTCATCCGCATTCCACGCGGTAATAAAAATTTTGGTGAACCATGTTGCTCCGATGCCGTTTGGCAAGGTAATCACATTGCTGGATGTGGGGGTAACGGCACCTCCGCTTGTAAGCCGAGTGACTGTTGCATTTGTGGTTTGTCCATAAAGCAGATAGTTGCCGAGTCTTCTGTATCCTGCCGCAACGGTAGTGCTGTTGGATCCTAGATTGAAATATGGGGCATTGCCTGTATGAAGCAACTGATATTCCGCAGTGGTGTTCTGAACAAATAATGAAGAAGATTTATTGTACAGTCGAATGTCAGTGCTGGTCGGCGCTGTAACGGATGCTTGCGACTTGAATACCTCAAAAACGTTTTGTGTTGAAGAAGTTGCAAACGTAGGAGAGGTAATTGTTGGGCTTTGATCAAGAACTGCTTTTCCAGTACCAACAATGTCGCTAATTTGGGTCGAATTAATACTAAATACATTTCCTGTACTAGCCGTATTAAACGTCTTGTTGGTGAATGTATCGCTTGTTGCCCTACCAACGAGCGTATCTGTGCTTGTCGGAAGCGTCAATGTTCCTGTATTGACGATAGACGAGAAACTCGGCGTTGTCAGCGAAGGACTAGTTGCAAGAACTGCCGATCCTGTTCCGGTAACTGCGCTGATTGCTGTGCCATTGATTTTGAATGAGTTCCCTGTTCCAGCAGTATCATATGTCTTATTTGTAAACGTATCGCTTGTTGCCCTACCAACGAGCGTATCTGTGCTTGTCGGAAGCGTCAATGTTCCTGTATTGACGATAGACGAGAAATTCGGCGTTGTCAGGGAAGGGCTGGTCGCAAGAACTACC